TCACCTTATATCCTCGAAGTATTCTCTGACCAAGTCTTTTTTATTCATACTTTCATAAACCATAAGAAAAAGTACATTCATGTTTTGATATTTATAATTTATCGGGATTTTTGCATTATCTATTTTAAACGTTTTTATTTTATGTTCTCCTTTGACTGCTGGATCATCTAAACGTTTAAAATAAGTGTCCACATCATAAACTATATACTCATGATCAATATGACTAATTACATCACTTCCATTTTTTTTTGTTACTTCTAAGTGTACTAAGTTAGTCACAACATTTAGTTCTTTATCATAAAATGTGTCTTCTAGAGTTTCCTCAAAGGTTATAGAGAACTTATTTTCTTCTTTCACCACAGTAACCCAAACATTATCATTTTGGGCATTAATATCATAGAAACGAGATAAGTCAGGTAGCCGGTCCAAATCGAACGAAAACTTCTGTCCATACATTCTTTCTTCAAGCGAGATAAGTTGATTCTTAACTGAATCAATTTTAAATGAAATATCTTGAATGTAGCCTTTTGCAATTAGGTCTTTGAATAAATCTATAAGGTTTTTATTCTTACTGTCGATAATAAGATAGGTACCATTATTATTTTCATCAGAGATATAAGGAAATACATCCTTGGTAATATATTGATTATCATGGTCAATTTTAAAAAGCTCGTACCTGCATAAATAGTTGTGACCATACAAGTCTTTTATTTTCTCTTTTACTTCATCAGATACCATTAAGGATTTGTAATCAAAATTATTTTTTTCATATTCGCGCATATACTTATCGAGCAACAACTTAATAATTCTATAGTAAACGGCGTTTTCTTGTAGACTTTCATAGGAAAGAGCTTTTGCATAGATTAATTTATAAAATATTGACGTTTCCCCTATACAGTTGAAGCTATCAAATGCTTCTTTTTTATAATTACCAATGAAATCTTCAACGCTATTAATATGGAGGGCAGCGTTTGCGCGTTCTATTTCAGGCTTATAAAACAAATATGCTCTTACATATTCCTCATTGGTGAGGGCGCTATTTTCTAGTTTATTCCTTATGCTTTGAATTTTATTCGTGCATTCGAATTTAACTTGATCAATTAAATCACCTTCAATTTCACTGGGGTTTGTTTTTATATATTCAGTAAGTTGTAGGAGGTCATTGTCCTGCAATAATACACACTCTGAACAAAAATCAAAATCAGTAACAGACGCTTGGAGGCCATCAATTAAGGATTTCTGCTTTAACCTCAACGATTCTAAATAATACTTCACAGGAAACACCTCCATAACCTATAGGGTTCACAATATACTTAATTTTTTCGCTAAAATCAATTATAGTTATGTGTCTTCTTGAGTGATTAAATTTAAATAGTCTTTCCTTTAATATGAACAAATCGCATAAGATGATATATTAGATCAGGCTGATTATTTATTTAAGATACTCTTAGTTATGTGAGCGCTGTCCGTTCTTGCACAAAGTGGACCACAACGTTAGGAAAATTTATCGGACTCTTAGCAGATCTGAATATCTTGTCGTATATCGAGGCGACAGCATTTCTCGCTTCATTTGCCACTGTTGCTGAATGCCCTGCCCGGCAAAGTAGAGCGTTCCTCTGCCGTCTCTGGCATTGAGTTGATCAAGAACCTCCATCAGTTTATCACTATCGGGCCGTTGCGCGTTTTCATCGAACAAGTTGAGCTGGGCTACCCCCTGACTGAAGAAATCACCCAGCATAATGCCGGCTTTCTGGTACCTGTGGCCATCCTTCCAGATTTTGTCCAGGCACTTTACAGCTGCGTTAATGATGTCTCGGGAATCTTGTGTTGGGGTGAGAAGCTTCATTGACGCGCTATTACCGTAATACGGCTCGTTAAGCGCAAAGGGAGAGGTTTTCACGAACGCAGAGATAAAGCGGCAGTACTGATGTTCACTCCGCAGTTTTTCAGCACCACGGGCGGCATAGCTGCAGATAGCCTGGCGCATCTGTTCGTACTCGGTAACGCGTTCACCGAAAGACCTGCTGCAGACAATTTCCTGCTTAGCTGGTGCAAACTCCTCTAGATCCAGACATGGTTCGCCGCGCAGCTCCCGGACAGTTCGCTCCAGGACGACATTGAAGTGCTTTCGAATAATCCACGTACTCTGCTCTGAGAGGTCGAGAGCCGTTTTGATGCCCATGGCGTTCAGCTTCTTACTGATGCGCCTGCCGACGCCCCAGACGTCCTCCACCGGAACCAGAGCAAGCAGTCGGCGCTGGCGATCGAGATTGGATAGGTCCACTACCCCGCCCGTTTGCCGCTGCCATTTTTTAGCGGCATGGTTTGCGAGCTTCGCCAGTGTCTTTGTCTGGGCAATGCCAACACCGACCGTCAGGTGCGTACGCTTCAAAACTGTAGCGCGGATCTCTTTCCCGAAGTCTGTCAGGTCACGACAATTTCGAACACCAGTCAGGTCACAAAAAGCTTCATCGATACTGTAAATTTCGACGCGGGGGCTCATTTCCTCCAACGTTGTCATCACCCGGTTGGACATGTCAGCATAGAGCTCGTAATTACTGCTGAAGCAAACAACACCAGCGCGCCGGAATAGATCCTTTTGCTTAAAGAAAGGCTCTCCCATGGTAATTCCGGCGGCTTTGGCCTCGGCGCTGCGTGCGATTACGCAGCCGTCATTATTCGAGAGAACAACCACTGGCCGCCCTTTCAAATCGGGCCGAAACACCGTCTCGCATGATGCGTAGAAAGAATTCACATCACAGAGCGCAAACATATTCAGCTCGCAGATTTAACGATGAAAGTCACGACACCGAAAACATCAAGCGTGTCCTCGCTACCGACAATAATCGGCGAGTAAGCGCTGTTCATAGGATTGAGCTGCACGGTCGGGCGCAACTGCAGGCGCTTAACAGTGAACTCCCCTTCCACCGCGGCGATGACAATGTCACCATGCTCAGCAGTGCGTGAGCTGTCCACCACCAGCAGATCACCGTCGCTGATCCCGGCTTCGATCATTGAATCACCCGCGGCTTTAACGAAGTATGTTGAGCTCGGGTGAGCAACAAGTAACTCATTGAGATCGATACGCTGTTCAACGTAATCAGCCGCGGGGCTTGGGAAACCACACTGTACTAAGTCACTGAAAAGCGGAAGAGCGATAATTTCTCGCAGTTCTGTTGGCCTGATGAATTCCATTGCACACACCTCGAATACTGTTTTTATATACAGTAGTTTTATTTGTAAGTGTCCGCAAGATACAGGCCCTACCGTCACTGCTTAAAGCTTCGCCGTTTCGTTTCTAAGTTTCTCTCTCGTTTCGAATTATGAGTTTTGTAAATTTTATACTCGTAACCATTCCTGAACAGATTTAAACCAGTATTGAAACGGCCCCTTATTCACCTTCATCTGCAGTCATGGCCAACTCCGCCGCGATAATTCTTTGGTTGTGCAGAGAATCGACTGGCATTTCGACACGGACGGACAAAAACTGGTCGCGGGGAATATCGACCGGCTCCCCCTCGCTAATACCCTGTATTTCGTTCCTGGCGAATGCAGGCGCGCCAGGATGTGTTCGATGATAGGTTTTTACCAGCACAGAACCATCAGCATTTACTTCATAATCCAGCCAGATGAGAGGCTGTTTGTTCCTGTCAGTTGGGATATCAAAACCGCCATCAATGCCGCCCCAGGCAGCATCAGAGTTAAGCCCCTCACACCCTTCAACCAGATATTCACCGATGCCCAGACGGGTTACAGTGCAGCCATCTGATTCATCATTAGTCTGGTATGATCCATCCGAAAACACATTAACCACAGGCGATGCTGCTTTGAGCGTGCCATCGCTGGCTCTGGTGGTATTGCCCGTGGTGTAAGCCTCATGATATGACCAGGACGAGCCACTGTAATATGAGAACCAGGTTCTCCTGAGTGAATACGACTGGTGAATACGGGTTGGCCTGTTCCCTCTGTTAATGGTCAAAGTTGTCAGATCCGCTGAAACACCAATTTCAGAGTACCCATCCCCTGCAGAACCATAAAATCCTGATGGGGTACTCCCATCTTGTAAGCGGATACTTGCTCCGCTAGGAAATACAGCCCCCACACCAAAATCACCAACGGAAAGCATATCCCCGGAGGTACTGTAGGCGTTCCTCGTGGCGCTACTTCCCAACTCGAGGTTTGTGCGAGCGTCTTCCACCTTCGTTGCGCCGGTACCACCCTGGTTAACCGGCAGGGCTCCGTTGCTCCCCTTCTGCGCCAGTTTCCCGATGCCAGGGATCGTTACAGCAGTGCCGTTGATGGTTACGGTAATGCTCTGGTTCGCTGAGGTAGTAGCGAACGTCTCCCATGCGCCAATATTCTCGTCATACTCTTTGATGAGCTGCGACATGGCCTGAGCCAGCCCATCGACCGAGATATTGTCTGATACCAGAATGCCGTACTTCTGACCGCTGAGCGTCGGGGATGCCGCAGGCGTGACCGTCATTGACGTGGCGCTGTTCACGGATGAAATCTGGAACAGCTGCACCGGGTTAGACATCACGATAATCGTCTGGCCTGCGCGAACTTGGCTGGCGGGAGCCGTCCAGTTTGTGCCAGTACCGGTTGCGGTATTTCCGTTAATTGCGATGGTGCCGGTGTTATAAAGCATAAACTACCTCACGATAATAACGATCGTTAAAAGCGATCAATCATTTAAAATTGATCGCTCATATCAATCTGACTATTTTTTAAACTCAAATAAAATGGAAGTTCCCGCATAAACAGGAATGTTGAAATGAAACTTTTATTTGCTGCTGCGCTTTTGCTGTTGGCTGGATGTACGAACAAACACACAGATAACGCATTCCAGATGGACTATCCCGTTGATGCCGCTCGTTTATCGCTGGGTGGCGATATTCACGTTAATATCGACTGTGCCACCAGAGAGGTGGAAGTTATTTCAGACAGCAGCAATGGAATATTCAGCCGCCATATTAATAAACGGCTGAGTAATATTTGCTATAAAAAAACAGATAAATTTGATGTTATTTATCGCTTTAATTCAGCAAAGGGCGTGAAACAAGATATGATTGCGACTCATTATCCTCGCGTTCCTCCCGTGTCAAATTCCAACAAACTGAGCGATGGGGATTCTTAAGCCCCGCCCCTGAAACGTCTGGCTCCAGTTGCGCTGATTATTTGAAATGTATCTACCCTGCAGCTGCGAGCCAGTCCATTTGAGCACCACACCTGAATACCCGACAACCGTACCATCATCGCTGAGATTACCTGGGCAGTTGTTTACCAGAATCCAGGGGTTGAAGCCTAAACTGACTGAAAAGGTATTGTTCTGCAGGTCATAGTTCGCTGGTACATCAAAAAAACCAACTACTCTCGGCATCTTAGAGGCTGATGCAGCACTCCAGATAAGGCTGCCGGCACTATCAAACACATCGAGATAGCCGCTCTGGATGCCAATATTTCGCGCAGTCCGGATCATGCTACCAGCATTATCTTCAAGCATATCAGCACCAGGAAAACCGTATTTGTTCGTGCCCAGCTGCAGCCACCTTAAACGGCCGTCATTCCAGAATGACTGCTGCGTAAAGCCGAGCGTACTGCCATCACCAAACGGACTGTTAACGCGATAAGTGCCTTTGTCTGTTACGGCCCCCAACGCGCGCTGATCGTAAAACAGGGTCGACCTGTTTTGCGAGTCCACCAGCAGTTTCCCGGCGCTGTTGTAAACTTCGAATCCGCTCATTGAAAGTTATAAACCTCAACATTGAGAGTGATTGCGGCGCTTCCACCCGTGGGGAGATAGTAGAGAGTAAAGCCGCCGTTATAAGCGCGGCAAAAATACTCGTTTACAGTCACGCCAGTTGAAACGATTGTGACAAACGTCCCGTCCTGCGTTGCGCCAGAAAAAGCGACATTTTTTGACGTATCTCCTGAAGCAAGCGAAACAGTTGCGCTTCCCATGTAACGGATCGCGTAATCGCTTAAATCCACAGCAACCCGCCCTGCACTATCCCAGCATTGCAAACCCTGTGGCATTACCATAACCCCATTCTGACGCGCAGCACGTTGTTGCTGTCGTAAATGCGAATGAGGGTGCTGGATATCAGCATCCTCCCGCCCCCGGCCACGCCGTTAATTTCGAACGTTCCCCCCTTATCGAGCTTCCAGCCTGCAGAACCAGCCACATAGTTATTCGACTGGATATAGTTGCCGATTTTGGCGTTCTCAATGGTGCCGTCCTGGATGAAGCTGGCCCGGATGAATGTCTGCCCGTTCTGGATCACGAACGGCAAGGCCACGCTGTTACCGGCCGCCGTGGTGACTGCGAAGCGATCTGCCAGGAAGATAACCTGCGACTGCATGCCGGATGGCGTATTCTCAACGCCGATCCCCATCCCCGCGGCGTAATACTGACCGTTGCTGGAGACACCAACCTTGATGTTGTACATCGCGCTGAGGTCGCCGTTTACGTTCGCTATGGCCTGAGCGTTGGTGGTGATGGCTGAGGTATGCCCGTTCACCGTCGCCGTGATGCTGTTTACCTGCGTGGCCATAGCCTGCTGGTAATCGGAGAACGTCTGGTTCAGGCTGTTGATGGATGCCTTGTTGCCGTTAACGTCCGTCTGCAGGCTCAGCAGCGAGCGCGCCGTTGCCTCCCTGTCGTTGACAATCACTTCATCAATGCGGTCCAGATTCGCGCTGTTGCCGGCGACCGATGCAGAAAGGGTTTTACGCGTGGCCACCTGAGCGAGGTTGGCCTGGATTATCGCAATTGCAGAGTTCTTCACCCCGCCCGTCATGCCGTCCATAGAAACGCTGATGTTGTCGATTCGCTGGCCCAGGGCGGTATCAGCCGTCGCAACGGTCTGCTCAAGCTGACTGAGTGAAGACGAAACATTCCCGACAGTGCTGGAAATCTCATTAACGCTGGTCTGAACCTTCCCGACGTCCTGGGCATTTTTGGCGATATCTTTCGCTTGCTGCTCCAGTTCGTCGTTGGCCTGTTTGATATCGTTAGCCATGCCAGCAATTTTTTCGTTGCTGTCCACCGCGTTCTCGATCAGGTCTTTGAAAGTTTCCGACTCTTTCATATCCTCCAGAATGTCATTGGTTATTTCGCTGACATCTATCGAGGACGTGCCCATGACCCAGTCGGTCCAGTCCCCGGCGTTACCGATACGGTCAATCAGGCGCGCGCGGTACCACTGGCGAACGCCGGCAGGCATGGGGCCATGCTGATAATCTGCAGCCGGGTACGGCACCAGGACCAGCAGTTCAGGATTGGCGTAGTCGGCAGTTGTGGCGCGCTGTATCTCTGTATAGGCCGTGTCGCCTGAGCCATCCGGAAATTTCCAGGTCAGGTCGATATGCCAGACCACATCTTCGGTCGCCAGGAAGTTGAGCGGAGTACCCGGTTTTCCCGTTTTACCGGAGAGATAAGTTGTTTCACCGTATCCCCATGGTGACGACGTATCCTGCGCATTCAGCGCCCGGACGCGCACGTCATAGCTGCCGGAATAAATGCCCTGAACCGAGAAACCCTGCGCGCTGGTAACCGGAACGTTTATCCAGTCTCCGTTGTCCTTACGCCACTGAGCAACATACCGGATTGCGCCCTCTACCTTATCCCATGACACGTCCAGGCTTGCTACAGTCAGCCCCTGAGACACATGATCGCTCTCAGTCACCACGATATTCTTCGGAGCAGACAGGACGCTTATCGGCGTGACGGTGATCGGGGGCGACTCGACCCGAACGCCGTCATCGATGTAACGATATTTGTTTGGATCGTGCTGAACGGCCGTAATAGTGAAACCACCTGTGCTGTCGTCGTTAGCCGCGATTGAGGTGACCCTGAAGTACTGTATTGCGAGGTTATCACTGTCTATCGCCCAGACAGCGCCCGCAACAGGAACCTGACTGAATGCCGTAGCCACCGTCACCGTTATTTTATCGGCGCTCACCGCGCTGATTGTCCGCGTCTGGGCTTTTCCATCTGGCAGGTTAACCACCAGCCGGTCTTTCGCCGCGTAGTCTATTTCTCGATCCAGCGTAATCTGGCGGCCGTTGACCGCCACTATGCGGCCACCGTTCTCCTTGCCGGAACGGAAAGGATCGGCGACACCGATAATTTCAGCGGGAAGAGGGATGTAACCGTCCAGCCCCACGCCAAACGATACGGTCCCGTCTTTGGCATTGGAGAGCAATACCCAGCGACCGCGTCGGTGCGCTTCACTTTGCGAGGTGCAGCCGATTGCGGTCAGGGACGTCTGCCGGACGTCGTAACGTTCTACAAGCGCCGAATCGTAGACCCCCTCAACGGTATCGCTGTAATGGTTCTGCGGATCGGACCAGGACACCAGGCAGGAGCTGTAGCGATTCTTGTATGAGCCACCCGCATAAGTAAACAGCCCATCGATCACGTTTGAGGCGTTATAAACCCAGTCAACATCGTCCTGCGGGACGTCTGCCTGGACATAAATCTGATCGTTGCCCCAGAACGTTATTCCACGAAATACCGCAGCGAGATCGTTAAGTACCTGCCAGGCGTCCTCCTGGCTCTGAATGAAAACGTTGCAGGTGAAACGCGGTTCGGTGCCACCGGCCCCGTCGGAAACCATTTCGTCACAGTACTGGGCGATTGAATACAGCGCCCACTTATCCACCATGGACGCATCCACGCGCGTGCCCATGCCGTAAATTTCATCCAGAACCAGATCGTAAAAGATCCAGGCAGGGTTATTGGACCAGGCCATTTTGAACCCGCCGGACCATGAACCAGAATAGGTTCGGATTATCGGATCGTAATTATCCGGAACCTTAATCAGCTTGCCTTTTATCTTACAGGTCACTTTCGGCGCGCTACCGTTGAACTGGCTGCTGTCCACTTCGACATACAGGAGCGCGGTTAAAGGATAACGAAGCTTGCTGTCGATGACTTCCGCATACGAAAACACCTTGAAGGCGTTAACCAGTTTCGAATTTGATCCGCTGGCATCAGCCGTAATACGCCTGACCCTGACAGACCAGCCGGACGTGGATTTTGGCAGATCGATACGGTGGTCACGCTGATATTCCGTCGTGGTCTTTCCGTCAAACTTGCCGTTTACAACCGTTTTCCAGGCGCCGCCGTCCGTTGATAAATCGATAGCATACTCGGTAACCGTGCCCACCATATCGCCGTTATCTTTATAGAGATACTGGACCGGAAGGCTGAGCTTGATGCGGATGGCATCCAGGGAAAGGTTGGTAAACTGGCGCGTCCAGGGCGCGGTGGTGGTGACAGTTGTGCCCACCGCCAGTTCGTTATCGACCTGGGGCATCCCGGCAATATAGGTCTGGTCCTGTGTGCCCTTGCGGAACTCCCATTTCACGCCGCTGAAGTTATATTCCCCGCTGTCGTTTGCCAGCGGCGTATCGTTGAGAAAAATGTTCTGAGCGGTCAGGTCGCCCTGTATTTCCCCCTCAGAAACGGCAATGAGCATTTTTAACTTTGCGACCGATAGCAGATCGTCTGGCTGCTCAACCGGAGTATGGGAACTGCCACCTCCCCCTTTGGCACCCTGCAGGATGGTTTCTTGTTTAAGAAGCTGCATTTTTTCACCCATAAAAAAAGATGCCGAAGCACCTTTAAGTTAGTGGCCGCTGGCCTACTGCTGATCGCTCGAGTACATACCGGCGCTGACTATCGCTCCCCCTGCCTCGATCAGACCGTAGGCCAGGGGGACAGGATGCCCCATAGCGACCGTATTGACCGGCGCCCCGAAGGCGTAGTTAGGCGTGTTGTCAGTGCTGGAGGATTTACCCGCGCCGAAGGATGGCTGGGGCGTGAGCATCTGGACAACGCCACCCAGCATCATTGACACCCCGACCCCGGTCAAAATTGACGTGGCGCTGATGGCTGTTGCACTCATCGCAGCCCCCCAGGCTGCCATACTCGCACCGGCGGTAAAGAATGCAGCGACCAGCGCAACGGCACCGACAACTATCTGCAGGACGCCCGAATTTTTGGCCCCCTCATAAACAGGCACGATCCGGTACACGCTTCCACCGCGGGTCATATCAAACTCTTCCAGCCCGATATTGTTGTCACCGTTATAAAAGGCGAAACGGATCCCCTTCATATGAGCTTCCGACATATATTTTTTGAATCCGGGAACCTGTGAACACATGGCCCTGAGCATTTCGCGCAGGTCGGCAACATCAAACTGAACGCGTTTACCGAATTTTTTAGCCATTTTCCCTTCGAGAATAAGCGTCTTAACCATGCATTCGGTCCTTATGCCTGACCACCCGGACCGTTCTGTCGCGATAATATTTTCCATAAGGCGTTCGCGAAGAAAGATGCCCGAACAGATGATGGAGAATGATGTTGTCACCCACATATACCGCGGCGTGATTAGTCACCGATGCCTGCACACTCATCATGATGATGTCACCGGGCTGCATTGCACCGGCGGCAATCTCAACGAATCCCTCGCGCTCCCAGTTGTCGTCGTAGAGCCGCTCCTTGCCACTCTCCCACCATTCGTAAGGTACCGAATGGTCCCCGAGAACAATGCCGTATTCGCGCAGATAATATTCACGGATTAACGACCAGCAGTCCGCGTAACCCAGCACCCACTGCCGCCCGGCATAATCCCGGTCTTCACGCGGTGAGATCGTACAAAAGTCCCCGTCCGGCCAAGACATGATCCCCCACTCAATACCCGACCAGTCGCACTGGATCCGGTCCAGCTCTGAGGGCACCAGCCGAACCACATCCGGATGGGAATGAATGAGCATGATGATCTCACCGCGCGCGCGGGCAGCGAGCTGGTCTTCCGGGGAGAGCGTGAATGTCTCCTCGGGTTTATCGGCAATGTTGCGGCAGGGAATATAGATTTGCTGCTGGCCTGACTGAACAATCAGGCCGCAGGCTTCTTTGGGGTATTCAGCAGCGACGTGCTGACGGATAGCATCCAGCAATTTTTCACGCATTTTTATTTCCCCTGCAGGTTTGCAGCCGGAAAACCGCCGAACGGCAGCGGCGCGTCCGGGCCGTGACGATCCTGACAATCCTGCCGGCGGCCGCCACAAACATCTTTCGACGGGTCATCGGTCGGCGTACCGTCTTTGGTAAAGTATTTCGTGCCGTTGTAATCGCATCCGGTCCCGCTTCGGTACCAGCCCCGCATACACCAGGTGCAGACAGGAGTAATCTGCCGTGTCGGCAGCTGCAGGCTCTGAATATCGAAAGGAGAACACAGCTCGAAATCAACCTGTACCCGCGTCTCTGCGGTTTTAGCATTGACGTAAAAGAGCTGTACGCGCTCATCGGCCGGGCTGGCACCCGGATTACCGTTTTTCCAGTTGGCAGCATCGAGATACTTCGAAAGCGTGGTATGGATTTTGACCTTAGCCCTGACCATATCGTCATATTCAAGACACAGCGCGGTGACATAGTTTCCGACGTTCCCGATGGACAGCGTGGGCGTTGGCTGGGAACCTGTACTCGATAACTCCATCCCCTTCAGTTCGTAGGGATGGGGATCGTACTGGTTTCCCTGCCAGATAATGGCGGGCAGATTTGCTGCGGCGAAGGCTGCCCACCCCTCTTCCTGAATATTGTGCGCATGAAAACGCAGCACCTGATCCATACCGAATTCAGTGCCGTCGATCTCAATCAGCTGAATAACGCTGCCGGGCTCAAGCTGTTGGATGTCTGCCGTAAAACTCATACTCCCCCCATAAAAAAAGCCGCCCGGAGGCAGCTTTCAGTGTTTGTCGAGAAAATCAGGGCGCGAACGCCTGTTCAAAAGTGAAGGCCACAGTGGCTTTTTTCCCGGTAGGGAAAGAAACGCTGAACGAATCGGCCTTCATTCTGAACAGCTTTTTTTCCCCCCATGGAGTGGTCCACCAGAACGATTTAGTAACGTGAGACATCAGGAAAGCGCGCAGCGCAGCCGCCTCCTGTCTGGTGCCCGTCCAGTCCAGGTTCCACGTTTCCTGTTTGTCGTTGATCCCCATCCCCGCTATCTGTTTGTAGCCATCCCCGAACTGGGCCTGCAGCGTTCGGGCTGTTTCAGTACCCTGCGCTGTTTTTCGCGTGCGCCAGGTAAACGTGTCCGTCACTGTGTCCTCCTCGAATAAAGCACGCCGCCTGCGGACATTTCTTTTTTCAGTCGCTCGGTGATTGTCTGCTGAACAATCGCCTGCAGCTGTTTCGCCGTCCCCGTGGCGTTCGCCTGATTTATGCTCCCGTCACTCCCCTGCTGGCTGATGCTGACTGGGGCATAAACACTGATCCCGCCCATGCCAGCACCGGCTGCGCTACCGCCGCCGACCAGACCACCCGAGGCATACCCGCGCATCAGGCGATAGAGATTAGCCACGCCGATGCGGCTGGTTGATTCTTTGGTGAAGACGAATTCCCCGCGGTGAACGATACCGGCTGGCTCGTACTTGCCGCCGTGCCCGGTAAAACCGCCCACGTCAAAACCCTGTGGCCGGTATGACGGGACCGCGAATGACTGACCTGCAGAGGAGGTTTTCGCCCCGCCGCTAACCCAGCCCATTGCGCTCTGGATGGTGTAAGCCACCAGCAGCTGGTTGATAACGGACACTATCATTTTAAGGATCGAGCTGGTGAAGTCCCTGAAGCTCGCCTTCCCGGTTGTCGTCAGGCTGGTAAGCTGGCCCGCCAGCCCGCTGAACGTAGCCTGCGAAATCTGCTGAACAGAGCTGAAAACGTTTGTCGCTGAATCCTGATATTCGGCCCAGCCCTGTTTCGCACCGGCCAGCCAGTTCGCGCGCAGGGCATCTTCAGCCTCGAACGTCGCCCTTTGCTCTTCGAGAACCTTTTGCTGCGCCTGAGGGTTGTACGAATAGCTTTCGCTGAGACGCTGCAGCGTAGTTTGTCGCCCGGCTTCCCGGGTGGATACCCCCTCAGACTGAGCCTGCAGGCCCGCCCTGGCGGCTTTTTGCTGCTGCTCAAACTTCACGGCCTGATCGGCCAGCTGGTTGAGCTTTTGCTGGCTGGCAACCTTATCGCCCAGATCGGCCAGCTGCCGCTTGTACTCGAGCGTTTCTTCCTTGTGCGCCAGCAGGGATTTTTCCTGCGCCGTAAGCTGACGACGCCCCGCGGCCTCTTGCAGAACGGTGAACTGATTTTCAGTCTGCCAGAGATCCTGACGCTGTTTGCTTATGACGTCGTTCACGCTGGTATGCTGCTCAAGCGTTTTAAGCTGGGCCTGAAGGGTGAGAAGTTCGGCCTGCGCCTTTTCCTCGGCTTTATCCCCGGCGGGCGTTGAGTAGCTTTTGCCTTTCGGCGTTTTTGGATCCTTCCACTGCTTTTCAATCCCGGCGCGGGCAGCGGCAATGTCCTTTTCAGTCCACAGCGTGGCGACACCGTCTTTCGCATCCTGGCGGTTTTTCTCAATAAGCTGACTGAGCTTTTTCTCTGCTGAAGCCCGCTTTTCTGCCGCCGTCGCGCCGGACTCCACCAGCTGGTTAAACTGCTGCTGGCTGCGGATTGCCTGAGCCTGCTGGTCCGTTCGCATTTTTTCCCGCGCGGCTGCCAGCCCTTCCTGGGCGTATTGCTGATCGGCAAGATCGTAAGCCTGCTTTTTCAGCTCCACCTGCTGGCGCGCGTTTCTTAGCCTTTCCGCATCAGCTTTCTGCAGAACGTTGTTACCGGCATAATCCGGGTCGACCTTAAGATTTTTGGACAGCGCGCGGTACTCTTTCTCTGCTGCCTGCCATTCAGCAAAAGAGTCCTGGCGCTTCATAGCGGTGTCAGGATTACGCCCGACGCCCAGCATCGCATCCCATGCCCCGGAGGCTGCATTCTTCAGCCAGTTCCAGGCTTTTTCGAGGGTTCCGAGATTATCCTCGACCGCACCGGCACGCTGAATGACCGCGTCGGAATATGCCCGCATTGCCAGCTCGGCGGCCTTCTGAGAATCCCCCAGCGCCTGAGCAGAAGCTATCTGTTCATACTGGGTGGCCGTCAGAAAATGAAGGGAATCGTTGAGCGTCGCGACCGCGTTAACCGGATCATCCTTCAGGCGCTTAAACTGATTAATGGTTTCGTCAACGGCCTGCCCGGTAGCCTGCTGCAGCCTGGCGGCAACATTGCTGACCATGCTGACGTCATTACCGCTGAATGCGCCGCTGCCAACGACCTGCGCCAGCACACCAGCAGCGGCATGCTGTGTAATGCCATTACCGGCCAGCGAGCGCGCCAGCGCCTGAAGCTGCCCTGACGTTTTCCCCGCGTAGTTCCCGGTCAGGATCAGCTGCCTGTTAAATTCCTCAGACTCTTTGCTGCCGTCATACCAGGCCTTACCCAGCCCGAATACCGCCGCGGCAATCCCTCCGACCATGCCGGCGATCCCCAGGCCGCGCAACGACAGCAACTGGTCTATCCACCCTGCCCGGTTCGCCAGCGTGATCCCGGAGCCGCGCAGCGCGCCGAAGTTACCGCGCATGACCTCGCCGATCAGTATCCCCAGTTCCTGCCGTGCGGCAGCACTTTGCAGCCCCAGACCGTGCGTGGCCACTCTCGCAGCTTCAAGCTTGCGGATATAGACCTCAGCCGCATCGCTGGCACCGACCTGCGCCGCCTTCATGCGCAGTAGCTCGGTACCGGAGAGCTTTTGCTCTGCAACCTGTTGCTTCAGCTGGCTGAGGAATCGCGTGCGCGCTGCGGCCGATTTTTCCTCCACGATCTGCAGTTCTTTTTGCCGGGCCGTGGTGCGGGAAATAAGGGCGAGATAATCCTGCTGGGTTATGTTGCCCTGTGCCCTCGCTGCGCGAAAGCGCGCCTGCACGTTCGCAAGCGACTGTGTCTCACCATTGAGCTGGCGAACGCCGTCAATCTGGCGGAAAAATGATGCCGCCAGTTCATCCTGTCGACGAGCAAGCGCTGCGGCCTGCCCGTCATTCTCACGCATGCGCTGATTAAGCTCGGTCACGCGGCGGTGAGTTTCATCAACGGACTTTGAAACGTTCTGCCAGTCTTTGGTCAGCCCTTCCGTTGCGGCCGACTGGCGGGATTTCATATCTGCGGCAGCCGCCGCGCCAGCGTCGCCCACGGTTTTAAACGCAGCCGCCTGCCGCTCGGAAGCGCGCTGCATTCGCGTCTGGACTTTTTCAGAGTCCTCAGCCATCCCGGTTAGCTGGCCCTTTATGCGGGCAACCTGCTCACTAAACGTGGCGCTGTCGACGTCAAGGTTGATGACCAGATCGCTAATCTGCTGGGCCATATCGGATACCTCCTGTTATTCCCTCAGCTGCGGCCATCAGCGCATCATCATCCGGCTCGTCATCGCTGATGACGATACCGGAAGGAGAAAGCAGGCTGAAATGTGCGGGGGTAAGTTCCGGGTCGCGGAAGAAAAGAGTGGAGATGGAATAAAGCAGCTCTGAGAAATGCGCATCGAGCTGCGCGTCCTGAAAATAATGCTCCCGGTAGAACTGGTGCCAGTCGCCCAGCTCACTGGAAGTCATTCCAGCCAGCATGGCGCGCCAGTCGGGTCGCCCGAACTCGCGCGCCAGATTCAGGACAAACTTTAGCTCGCTGGCAAGGGCTTTTCCGCCGTAACGGGTTCAGCGCTTTCGGCCTCCGCTGAGGCATCCGGATCGGCAACGTTGTCATCCTCAACCGGAACGAGCATGCCGGAGAGCAGCTTTATTTCCATTTCTGCTTTACCGATCGCCTCTGGCGGCCAGCCGCTAAGCACCTGCTGATAAAGCGTTTCCACATCCGTGCCAGCCGGATCGTTATGCCACAAAGACATCGCGATCAAACGCGCACCGCAGCGAATATTTGAGCCTATCAGCCTGGCCGTCATTTCCTGATCGCTGATGCCGTCGCTGTCAGCGCTGACGGCCTTTTCCTCTGCGGCCATAAACGTGATGTACTCAATACGCTGCAGCGCCGACAGCTCGAAGATGGTCAGGGATTCTGTTTGCCAGGTGAACTTCTCTTTTTTCAGAAACATGCGTCCTTCCTTACGCTGCAGTTACGGTGACTTTGCAGACCGCAACGAAATTACCGTCGCTGGTCATAACAATAACGTCAGCGGTGCCTGCCGCCACGCCGGTGACGGTGATCGCGTTGCCGCTAACGGTGACCGTTGCTTTTGCCCCGTCGGAGGTTGCCACGCGGAACGAAGTATCTGAGGCACTGGCAGGGTTAACCGTCACATTGAGCGTTGTGGTTGCGCCGACGGCCACGCTTGCCGTGGCTTTATCGAGCGTAACGCCGGTCACGGGGATATTCGGGGTCCCGCTTTCTTCTGCCAGTTCCGGCTTACCGGTATTGGTGATTTTCGCTGTACGGGTAATGACCTCTTTTGCCGGAATGGCTTTACCCAGGCTGCTGCACCAGCCGCGGAAAACGTCGACGGTACCGTTCGGGTATTTGATTTTGTAATAGCGTACTGAGCCATCAATAAACCATGCGACAAGGTCTTTTTGCCCTTCTTCGCCCGGCTTCCAGGCGAGGGTGAACGAGGTATCGCCAGCAGATTTTGCCCCCTGGGCCGTCGCGTTCCAGTCGGCATCTTCGTCGTCGAGGTAAGTGTCGTCATACGATTCGGCGGTCATTTCGCCCGGCGTCAGCTCTTTAATTTTCGCCAGGCGGTTCCAGTCGATATCCGAGAGTGGGTTAGCGAAAGCGTTGCCCGTTCCGGTGTAAAGCCAAAGGGTGGTACCGGCACCTTTCACGGGGGCCAGCGGGTTTGGAGTAGGCATAAGTACCTCTTAAATTGAATAGGTGATTAAGTACGTGAAATCGACTGAACCCCAGGTGGCCATTTCATCATCCCGCTGATAGTCATAACCCTGCGGGGTGAACGTCTCGACCAGTTCGGTCAGGCCCGGGATGAAGGCCATTGCCGGATACACTTTCTCTTCCATCCAGGAATCAAGCGCGCTGTCGGGGCTGGAGGCTTTAAGAAATACCTCGATGTGAACAACTGCCTGCCACGAATCTTCGTCAAGCGAATCGCCGGTGTACTCCGCGTCAGAAAGGTATACAGCCACGGCAGGGAGATCCTGCTCTTCAAGAAAAACAGGGCGCCCGTCAAACCAGGTGACCGTGTCGGTGATCTCGGCTTTCAGTTTTGCCAGAATGGCTGCACGAATTGCGCTGTGTCTGTTCATCGCTTCAGGTGGATCCTCAGTTGGTTTTTCAGGGCTGCGGAAAGTTCTTTAGGCATATCGCTTTCAATAAGGCGCTTTGAAATAGCGATGAATGCCAGGGTGAGCGGTGTCTCAAGAGGAACTTTGACCACATCAATCGGATAACGGGCCTGACCTACGCGCCGCATGACCTGCCAGCGCCCGTTCGCAAGCTGTTGAATAAAAGCGTTACGAAAGGTATAGGGTCCGATTTTGAGGACGCTACCCGCTCCGTTTCTGGCCCCTTTTTTACGCGAGAGCCGGACGCGCGCCGTGCCGAGCTTTATCGCAGGAAGATTACCGCGGTTGATTTTTATCGACGCGACCGGGCGATCGTGACGGGCCTTGCGCAGACGGGAACGCTGGCGGACCAGACGAACCGGAAGCCCCTTTTTCCGGTTATCATCCACCTTTGCCTCTTTCGCTACAGCTTTGCTCCCCTGGCTTATCGTTCTGCTGGCCACCCGGTTAAGTGCTTTTGCGGTTGCCTCAGGAACGATTAACCGGCTGAGGCTGTTCAGGTTCTGAATAGCCCTTTCCAGTCCTTTCACAGACATAGCGCCTCCTCATTCGAGATGGATGCGGGGTTTTCCGTTGAACATGTCATAGCGGGTAACGGTCAAGTTCTTACCGTCGTAGTCGACACTGTCGTTTCGGCGTGGCTGGTAAAGCTCAGAGAAAACTACCAGCGAAGTACCCATTCCCGACAATGGTCCCATTTCCTCGAGCTGCTCGGCGGGAACAACGTCATAGCTGCTGCCATTTATGATCGCTGTCTTTCCCATCTTTTTTATGGTGGCCGCGTCCATGCGTGCCGCCATCCGGTCAAAGGGGTTAGGCATTGATCTTAACTTCAACAACGGTGGTGTTTGCCCCTGCATCTTCCCAGGCGATGCCGGCGGCAACAGCGTCCGTTTCTTCGATCGTGATTTTGCCGTCCTTCAGATACACCTGCGCCCCGGCAGTAACCGCATCTGCGGAAACTTTTGGCAGGAGGAAAACGCCCTCAGTAAAACCGTCCCCGGTATCGCCAGCCGGGATATCGGTAATTGCAACCGCGATAAGTTTTCCAACAACAACCGGGTCGCCGCTGTGAACATCGGTTGCACCACTGTTTACCAGAGGGATCGTTTTCCCGTCCTGCGCATAGTTCTTAGCCATAACTTCTCCATTCAGCCCCTTACGGGGCTGGTTTCAGGTATAAAAAAAGCCCTTACGGGCGTCTGTTTGTCAGGACTGTTTTTTACTGACCAGAGGATTTGGTCATGCCGCGATAGTCCAGCGGCGCCACACCTGCATCAATACGCACTTTCGTGGCGATACCATCAGTGGTGAAGCCTTCCTGCTGATCGATGTATGGCGTGTCGACGCCGTTGAGATAAGCGACCTCGATGGTGTCGGTGCCCTTCGCGGCAGCCAGATACCAGGCTTTCGCATCAGCTTCATCCAGGCGTGGTTCGGCAATGACTTCTGCAAAGTTCTGGATAGGGTTAACGATCCCGGCATTGATGTCTGCACCTTTAACACTGGCCGACTTGATGGTCTGATTTGCCAGAGTTTCCAGGGCGACGGGGACCAGCATGTAGGCCGGACGGATATTCAGGGTTCGCTCCCCCTCCTTCTGCAGACGCATCAGCTTGCGCGATTCGTCCAGGCTGGCCACAGAAATTGCGCCTGAGCTCAGGTTCTTGTGATCGGCATGGAACAGCGCCTTTCCGTCTGAGAGTTTCGGGTTTTTGGTCAGAATGGCGTAAACCAGATCGCCAATCGTTGCTTTCGCCGCGCGCCCCATCTTCATCGGTACGTCGGTAAGCTGGTTCAGATCGTCGTTGATGATCGCCTGGCGGGTTACTGAGAAGATTTCACCATACGTGGCAAGCGCGATGGTTTCGCCTTTGTCACTGGTAGTGATGTACTTGTACTCAGCCCCTTCGCGAACCTGTCGCAGAGAAGGGAAACCACCCATTCCGACACGATGCGCCGTTTTGAAGTCCGACAGCTGGCCTTTTTTGGTCCACTGCTCGAAGGTTTCCTGTGCCTCGTCCCAGCCCTGAATCAGCGCTTTGTTCGCAACATCAAGCAGAATGTTGCCAAAATCAGAGGTGCTGTGCGTCAGCGCCAGGCCAACCATCTGCATCGGGTTGTAGCTGGCCACGCCGATACCTTTTTCTGTCAGGGCCATACGCGCATACTCGCGCAGCGTCATACCGTTATAAACGTTATCCCGCTCCTGACCTTCGAACCCGGCACGCGCCATCAGTGCCTGGCGAATACCATCCGCGACGAAGTTACCGTTGCCCGCATGAATATGCGGCTGGGTGGTTTTATTGGAAGGCGTGGCCGTTTTACCGAGTTCTGCCAGCAGCAAATCTTTCGCCTTATCGACGGAACAATCAGGGTCGGCCACACACTGATTTTGCAGATCCATGTGCTTATTGCCGAACATGGCAAAGAGATCGCCGATAGCGTTAACACGGGCTTTCTGCTCAGCCAACACCTGCGCGCGGATCGCATTTTCATCCGGTGCCGGGTCTGTTTTTGCCTGCGGTGCCTGAGGCTGGGTAATAACCGGGTCACGCTGGGTAGTGTTGCGCGGCGGGGTGATCATGTTGCGAATGCTTTTTGGCATTTTTTCAAATTCCTCAATACGTTTTGAATGAATACAGGCCATAGCCTGAAGGGATGGTGTCACCTGGTCGGCAAAACCCAGTTCAAGGCACTCGCTGCCGTTCATCCAGGTTTCGTCCTCCAGCATTGCCGCAATTTCTTCGGTGGATTTTCCGGTTTTCTGCGCATAAGCCGGGATAAGAACGGATTCAACCTTGTCGAGAAGATCCGCATAGTCGCGCATATCGCTCGCGTCACCACCAGCAAACCCCCAGGGCTTATGGATCATCATGCAATGTGTTGATAAAAAACTGTTGATTTTTAAACACTTTATTACCAAGATATTACTTCATTCCTTTTGACTGCAATACACACTGCAATACACTTCACTTCGGTAGATGACTATGAGACGCGACGAATTTATAGCTAAGATAACTGACATATTTTCCTCTATAGAAAAAGTACGCAATAAACTAAATAACGGTTCCGATAACTCTTTTACCATTTCAAAAACAAAAAGTTATTTGCACACACTTAATAAAATATATGACAACATATCAGTGATAAATAAATACAGCTTCCACTCGAACCCTCAATATTATTCAAGGAACGAAAGAGAGGCTATCGAGGAGACAATTCTAACTTTAGACAGGCATCTATCAATGGCTGCTGAAGCTTTAATAACTGAAGAGAATTTCGAAATAGTAAGCAATATTTCTGATGCACTTGTTGGATATTCAAGAATTGCAAGATTAATTAGTCACACAGTAAACAGCAACAATATCAATGCCACCATTGATAATAAAATCGCTGGGGAAATTTTAAAAATATCAGAGTTAAAAAATGAAATAGACATTAGTTTAACTAGCACCAGAACAATGCTCAAGTCAAGCGCTGCAGCAAATGAAAAGATAGCAGAAATAACTAAAAGCCTTAATGAAGAAAAAGATAAGTCAATAAATGATAACAATGAGATATCAAATATACTATCTAGAAGTAGAACTATTTTAGGCAATATTGAAAGCATTAATGAAACACTGAAGAATGCTGATATTACTTTTGCAGAAATCTCTTCTCGATATAATAAATCCTATGATCACCTTTCAAATTTGGTGAATGATACCAAGCAAGAAATTGAAGATTTATTGGGTAAAACAGAAGCTATTAACAAGATAAACGGAGTAATTTCATCTGAGATATCTCAATCACAAGAATTACTGAGCAAAGCGAAATCGGCTTTAAATCTTTCCGGAACGTATAGGCTATCAAGACATTTCAAAAATGCATATGAACTTGCCAATAAAAACAAATGGTTATGGGGAGTAATATCAGTTATTTCAGCAATAGTGTGTATGGTGTTTATTGGCTACATGCTCTATGAAATGCATTACATAGATAAATCTCAAAGTGATTCTCAGGGCAGTCATTTATTCCTTCTTTTCCTAGCAAGATTTTCCATGATACCTATCCTAATAGGTTTTTTTGCATTTAGCGCTATGCAATACGTTAAACAAAATCAAATTACTGAAGATTATGCACATAAAAAGCTTTTATCAGAAACGCTAATATCTTTTAGGCAAGAGATCGAGCGAAACGGCTCTGACAAAGCATCTGTATTTATGGACAGTATTCTCAAAGCAGTATTGAATTCCCCGTTGAATTCCATTGATAAAAAAGCTCATGCAAATGAAGTCACCAAAATCAATGAATTAATTAACACATCCACACAGATTAATCGAGAAATATTGAATAGATTCACCTCTAGCTCAGAAAAAGACAAAAACGAAGAAGAAGAAAAATCCGTCAAGAAATGATTCACCTTTAAGATGGGGGGCATCCCCCATCTCTTAATCAAAAAAAGAAGATTCCTCTCCTACTCAAAAAAAATTTAATATCAAATAATGAACCAGCTATCTTCTTTGCATATCATCAACCTAAAAAACTTAAAAAGTTTTTCAAGTGTCTTTGATAAATATCAAAGGCAATGCGCATCGGAGATCATATATCTTTCTTTTTGAATTACTCCCCGGCAGTGGCTTAAGATTTTTCAAACGTTTCGAAACTGTTTGACGATGAACTCCCGTAACCCATGCAAGCTCGCTGATTGTTAGTTTTACTTGTAGCAAAGCACCTCCTGATGGTGAACAAAAAACATACAAATCATCATCTTTATAACTGTTGCGTTTTTTTATATATTCAATATCAGACAGTTAGCGCATGATGATGATGTCATTGAAATCAAAAAACTAGCCGTTTCCCGCGATGCCGCCGCCCCGTGGCAGGCATCCCCGCCGGGAGTACCTTTTAAAAAAGGGCAGCATCTGCCGCCCTCCTGTCGTCATGCCGCCCCGCTCGACTTCACCATGCCCCGATAATCCAGCGCCGCCACGCCAGCATCGATACGCACCTTCCATGCAATACCGTCCACGGTGAAGCCCTCTTGCTGCTCCAGATACGGCACGTCCATTCCATCCAGATATGCCACCTCGATAGTGTCGGTGCCTTGCGCTGCAGTGACGTACCACTCCTTGTTGTTGGCCTTGTCCAGTCGCGGCTCAACCACTACCTGCGCCATATCCTTCACGACGTTAATAATGCCGGGGTTTTGATTCAGCGTGCCACTCTGGTCTACCGGGAACAGTGAAGAGGAGGAGAGCACGGCTCGATTTGCCTGCCCTTCCAGCGCCGCCGGTACGAGAATATAGGCAGGAATGACGTTGATAGGGTCGCCGTTCGCATCCTCCTGTAGGCGCATGGCCTTACGGGCCTCATTGAGTCCGTCTGTATCCATCCCTTTAGCGATGAGGTTTTTATGGTCGGCGTGGAACAACGCTTTACCATCTGTGAATTTGCTGTTGGCGGTCAGTTGCAGGTAGACCAGATTGCCAACCGTTCGTGCGGCGGCACGCCCCATTGCCTGTGGGATGGTCGTGAGCTGGCTCAGGTCATCGTTGATAATCGCCTGACGGGTAACAGAGAAGATGTTTCCGTAGGTGGCCAGCGCGATCGGCACACCGCTGTCGCTGGTGGTGACATATTTATATTCAGCACCTTCCGGGACTTTATCCAGTTCTGAAAAACCATTCAGACCGACACGTTTAGCCTCATGGAAATTCGACAGAGAACCGGTCTTTGTCCACTGCTGGAAAGTTTCCCCGCTGTTCTGCCAGCCAGTCAGCACCGACTTTTCAGCACCACCAGCCAGGATATGAGAGAAATCACTGGTGCTGTGTGTAAATGCCAGGTTCACAATCTGCGAGCGATTCCCGAAACCACTGACGCTGATACCACGATCCACCAGCGAAGCCTGCGCCATTTCAAACAGACTCATCATGGCGTAAGGGTTTCCCCTTTCGGCGCGTTCGTGACCCAGACGGGCAAAAAGCCCCTGGCGGATAGCATCGCCGGTAATGTTGCCGTTACCTGCGTAAATGTGCGCGTTACTGGTTTTATCCGATGGGGTCGAAGTCTTACCCAGTGCCGTCAGCAGCATGTCTTTTGCTTTTTCAGGCGTGCAATCCACATCCTCCAGACACTGCATCTTGAGAGAATCATGCTTGCCGCCGAACATGGCAAACAGATCCTTAATCCCGTTGATGCGGTTCTGTTCCGGTACAGCGCTACTGGTGGAACCTTTCGGGCTGGTGATCATCCCTTTAATTTCTTTTGGCATATGCTCAAAATCCTCAATTCGTTTCGATTCAATACAGGCCATTGCGCTGACAGCCGGTAATAGCTCATCGGCGAAGCCCTGGGCCACACATTCACGGCCATCCATCCAGGTTTCATCCTCCAGCATCACCGCCAGCGATTCGGCTGATTTACCCGTTTTGCGGGCATACGCAGGGATAAGAACGCTCTCAACCTTATCCAGCAGTTCCGCATAGTCGCGCATATCGTTAGCGTTACCGCCAGAGATTCCCCACGGCTTGTGGATCATCATGAGGGCGTTTTCCGGCATAACGATTCGGTCGCCGGCCATCGCAATAACTGACGCCATTGAGGCGGCCAGACCGTCGATCTGCACCGTAACTTTTGCCGGGTGTTTGTTCAGAAGGTTGTAGATAGCGATGCCGTCGAAAACATCGCCACCGGGTGAATGAATATGCAGGCTGATATGGGAGATATCGCCTAGGGCTTTCAGGTCTTCGGAGAACTGCTGCGCCGTAATACCCCAGCCGCCGATCTCTTCGTAGATGCTGATATTGGCACTGGTGCCATCGCTGGCCGCTTTAATGGTGTACCAGCCTTTCATTTTTCACCTTCCGCTACAGCGAAGCCATTTTCATCAAGCCATGCATTGACGGCGTGCCGGACTATCTGTGCCACACCGGGCAATGGCTGGCCAGGAAGATTTTTCAGATGATCGTTACGGTATTGCTTAAGGCGTAAAACGGTCTGCGCGTCCAGATGTACAGAGCCGCCTTTGCTCTCGCCAGTGTTTAAATCGTTAATGTCACTCATGGTGTCCTCTACTGTATAAGTAAACAGGCCACAATGATTGATCACCAAAAGTGGTAAGTAAATCTATATTTATCTAAAAAACAGATTTACCATTTTATGTTACAAAAAAACCGGGATTAATCCCGGCTATTCTTTGTTCCAACTTAGCTTTTACTGATTTATCCATGTCCACCATTGCAAACTCGACCATCCACCAACAGGAGTAACCGGCTTAACAGGTCTTACAGGATTAACAGGACGAACTGGTGTCACAGGTGTCACAGGCATAACCGGCGATACAGGGGTGATTGGACGTGTAGAACCTTTAACCGGCATATTAGGTGAAAAGGCAACAACCTTTCCTTCTCTATCGAGAACACATCCGCCATTGAACGGACCAAGCCATTTTCTGTTTTTAACTGACCATACTTGCCCATTTTTTATGAATGCTAACCACTCCATGGATGTGCCAAATATATGCGAATTATCTTTTATCCATCCAACCAAGACGCAGTCAGGTGTAAACAGTGGCGTCATATCTTCCTCCAAGTGAACTACGATGACCATGTTTAGCGCTATTTAAAGCATCTTATCGTGTATGACTCATTTTAAATCAAGAACTAGATCAATTTGTAAGAGGTAAAATTATAAAAAATGCTTTTAAGTGTTCACCTGTTCACATTTTCATTTTTCACTAATAAATACATATAGTTAAGTGGTGATGAGTTTCATTTTAAGTATTCACAACTGTTCACCCTAACCGTTCACCATGTGACTAAAAAATAATCAAAAAGGTGAACAGATGAATAGTTGGTGAATAGTTTATAAATAAGTGCTCACCCCTTAATTCATTGTTATTCAATAGATTTTTGGATGGGTGAATAGTGGTGAACACTTTATCTATTACTTTTGATTTTCCCCGTTTGTACCGAGTGATTCATTGCATCTTGGTAACCACTCTTCTGAATCGTTATGAAGATTCACGTTTGAACGTAAACCCTGCTTGGTCTTCCTCTTCAGATACTCCTTGCCGTACTCAGCCATAGCACCTGGCATGTCGGTACCGAACCGGGTGAGCGAAACGGGTTTAGTCAGTCCGTTGGAGCGCATGTATTCCAGATAGGCGTGGTAGAGATAACGCCTCGGGCTGAACGGCATAATCCCCGCGTTACCAATCAACATGCCATCGCACACGCTGGAGGCCATAAGATAGCCGCAGAAATCCACCAGCGAATCACCTTCGCGCTTTATGGCCAGCGCCTCTTCTGATTTCTGCTGTTCATGCAAAAGCCGTTTGGCCTCGTTCTGGTCAGCAAAGCGCTTAATCAGGTGCCGGATAATAACCGCCAGCTCCCCCTCTATCTTTTCGGCCAGCATCGGATCACGTTCGTTTTCCGGCACCACCTCCGTGAAGTTGAATATCACCCGGCGACGGGAGATCCCCCCGCTCCGGTCGCTGAACGACATAGCGTTGTTGTTGACGGCCAGCACCACGGCAGGAATACGCGTTGAATATGGCGGTTTGTGTTTCGGGTCGATGGAAACCTTATCGCCGCCCGTTATGGCTTTAATCCCGGCCCCGTCTCCTGCATAACGGGTCATGTCCGGCAGAATAATCAGCGAATAACCCACTACCAGCGCCCTTTCACGCGGATTCTCCAGCGCGGCCATACTGGCCGATACTGTATTGGCTTTTCCCGCAAGCATGGTGCAGATCTCCGCCATGACGCTTTTACCGCTACCACCTGGCCCGGTGACCTCCAGAAACAGCTGCCAGTCATAGCGGTTGGCCAGCACCATAAACAGCGCCGCCAGCACCCGATCCGTTTTGTGGTCGCTGTTGGCCACTGAACGGCGTAACCACTTCCAGAAGTTAGGTGCATGGTTCGCCAGCGTCTCACCAGCAGCGGGTTCGCTGAACGGTAGATCACTTGCCACTATCAGCCAGTCCTCCGGGTCATTCGCGCGAAATTCGCCTTTCCGGGTATCAAAAACACCATTGCTGAAGCCGATAAGATTACGCGCCGTAACGCCCATAACCGGGAGGCCTAACTTCATCGTATCGACTGCAGATTTGATCGCGTTCTGCGAGTAGGCCACCTCCGCATCAATAAAAATCTGAGCCATTTGTCGCTGCAGCTCTTTATCCGTCAGCGGGAGCCATACCACGCCGTTGTAGTGGTGCACGGTGTCAGAATCTGAATGTACCGCCAGGTTGTCGTCGTAGTACGCCAGCAATATTTCACCGCGCTGGCTGGCGCCCATCTGGTTAAGGGCCGGTGCCACCTTCTCTTTGTGCGCGCTGACAGGTAATTTCACCACCACGCTTTCCCCGCGTTCGGCTTCCGCTTTCAACCCTTCCAGGCGAGGCGTCCAGTTCTCCAGAAGCTCTTTCGACTCGGAATAAAAACGCGCCTCCTTTACCCCGGCAAGCGCAAGGCAGGTAGCGATTCTGGTAATTTGCGCTTCGCTCAGCTCCCCGGCGCGGTAAATGCGTACAAATCTCCGGTCGTCGTCGATAATCGTGACGTTCTCCAGCTCGGCAAGCTGTTTTGGCCCGATTGTGATCGGCGGGATATCGTCGCCGGCAGTGTTATTTTCCTGCCAGTCTTTCGCATGTGTCCAGGCGTCAGCCCCCGCAAAAATAATCGCCTCAGTAAATTTGTCCTTTGGCAGTTTTTTCAGATTCGGTGCGTTTTTCATTTCAGCCCCTTATCCCATCCGTCAGATCCAACACTCAGCGGCAGAGAAGAGCGCAGAGCAGCGATTTTTTTACGCACGTTTTCTTTTACGGTCTCCTGCCACTCCCGGCTTTCCTCAGGGAGATAAATAAATTCTTTTCGGAACCGGTACTCAGAAAAAATACACTCATGTGAATACCCATCCCGGACATACGTAATACGGCTATCCGTTACGCATGTGACTGTAATTTTTTCTCCGCGAGAATCTTTCCAGCGACTGTTAAGCTCGATTTTTGGTTGAGCGATGCCCTCAGGCTGAACCTGATTGAATTTTTTAATCATGAATTTATTCCTTGTCGGTAGCCGTTAAACCGTATGCATCAGCAGCCTGACGAACTGCCTGGATAAAACCTTCCGGTGTGGCCACGATTTCATTCGAACGAAGGCGGCGCTCTGTAACCTGACCGTTTTTAACCGTCACCAGTACGCGGATCTCGTAATCTGCGGGTAAGTCGGACTTATGCATGGCCCACCTCCGTTGATACAGTTTCTGCACCGTAAGAATCGCTACCCAGAATGCTCCATAGGGTACGATTCTCAGGATCCATAAACGACACTGAGAGCGGGCTTTCGGTCCGGATTTTGGCGGCAAAGGTTAAGTCCCAGCCGCAGAACTTTGCACGAGCAGTGTCTTCAGTGTCTGCAACGGTGCGAAGAACTACCGGGAGACAGGAGTGACCTCTCGGCGTGCCAAGGAATAGCCATGTAAATTTGGGGTGAGTTTGGGTATGCTGTGTTCCAGCCATAGACGTTACTCCAGTTAACGGTTTGTGGTTAGAAGCCCGGTTAGTGTTGGCGCACTTCCGGGCTTCGCACTTCTAGGTGTATTTCACCTTTCCTTTCAAACTAGCCCAAAGTGAAATACACCTCAAGCCTTTTTTTCTCACTTTTTTTTGCATATACTGAAATACACCCAACACAAGGAGTTTCAGTAATGGCAACTGGTGCAAAGAACGGAAAGTCGCAAATGACTACGGTAAGGATCCCCCATGAAGTAATGGAAGATATAGAGCGACTAAGAGAAGATGGTGAAAGCACCGCTGGGTTTCTGGTTACAGCTGCCAAAAGTGAAATCAAGCGACGACAGCGCAAAATGGATAAGGAAATTGCTAAATAATGATCCACCACCACCGTTAAACGAAATATATTTTTTACGTCTCTAAAACAAGAAGTTCTTGTTTGGAGTTGAATTAAGCAGGCTGAAATTATTTGGAACCTCCACTTTCAGCCTATGAATTAATACCATATAAAAATAGACACAAAAATTCAAATCATATTTTATACGGTATTCCTGTAAAATCAATATCACAGCTCACATCATATTTTTTGAGAAACATTTTAACTGATCTATATAATAAATCAGGATCTCTACTAGGACCCAAAACTATTTTCTTAATAGGCAATTTTTTTTCACTATCACCGACCTCGACATATGGGATTAATGAATTATTACCAACTCTAAACTTTAGCGATTCATCACCATAAAATTTATGAACTATGATCCTAAACTCATTTTCCTCTTTAAAACCAGGGTGTTTAAAATAAGAAACAAGTAGATCTAAAATGAATGGAACTACAGTTATTTCAATCCCAATGTTAGGCACAAGAGACTTTGTATTTGTCCACACTTCTTCCATTGCCTTTATGAATAGGTGTGGTTCTTCAGGATTTACATATTCGACATCGTCAAAAGAAAAACTGTATTTACCTCCCTTAAAAACCTCGCCTTCGGCACTAAAAGAAACTTCATTTGTTTTATTTAAATGATTAATCAATTCGTCTTTATCGAAGACTATACATACACCTTGTTGTCCTCCACCATACCCCCTCCACTGACTTAGCTTATCGCTATCTTCCTTACAAAAACTTAATGAAAAAGCATTCGAAGCACTATATTTATCTTTATATTTTATATAATGCTTAACATACTCCTGCCACCCAGGATCCATAATATCACTTTCGAGAATAGATGCTGCTTTAGAAGCACACTCGATACCATGAAGAAACTCTGACTTATCATTGAGAAACATGTTGTGTGTTGCCCAGAGGACGTTACTTTGAATAATACCTTGAAAGCCGAATAAACTCGTATAGTGGCAAAGATCCATTCTATTCCCTTTATAATTGAAAAAATGCTGATATTAAACTTTAATTATCATCTTGTGGTTAGTCAATCTGCCACTTCCCTTTAATCCAAGCTTGCACCTCAGAGAGTCGGTAAGCAACTGCTGACGGCCCAATTTTGATTCGCTTAGGAAATTTTCCTTCCTGTTCCATGCGCCAGCGCGTTGAGTTAGACAACGTAGTCATAGCCCGGCATTCAGGTTCGCGAATCATTCTGTCAAGGTCAGGCATGTACTGGAGATCTTCTTTTTTCACAACGGATAACATAGCCATATCAGGCACTCCTTTTCTTAATTACTTTTACTGTATTTTCTTCACCCACCAGCCCATCAAGGTAGTCAACCCATCGGTCCAGTGCTTCTTGCTTTTGAGGGATATACTTGCTGCGGTTATAGATTCCGGCCACGCCCTTTATGGTATGCCCCAGCAGCTGCTCTACGACCATAAAATCAACGCCCATATCGTTAAGGCTTGTCGAGAACGTTCGTCTCAAATCATGTAATGACCAGCGTTTTTCATGTTTCAGAGAGATAAAGTTTGTGCATCCCATCGTACTGACGGTTGAATCAGATTTCAGTTCGCCAAGTATGTAGCCTCTCCTTTTAGTCTCTTCGTGCAGGTTTACGATCCACTGGCGCATTTTTTGAGGAACGGGGCGAATAATTTCTTCGCCGTTTTTACTGTGCTCTTTAGGTACTGTCCAAATCCACTTTTCGAAATCCCACTCATCCCATGTAGATAAACGCGCCTCACTCAGCCTGCAACCAAACACGAGACACAAAATCGCCATCCTTTTTTTGTAATTCATTACACGGGTTTTGCCTTTACCATGAAAGTACACTCCCCACAGATCGGCGACGTAGCTTTCCTCAAGTAGCCGCTCTCTCTTGTTCTGATACTTACCGATATAACTAGGGCTCAAATCATCCAGCACATTGCACCGCACATACTGGCGCACCCGGCAGTATTTGAAGATCTGCTTTAACTCAATCAGCATTGCAGCAGACTGAACCGGCGCGATTTTCTTTATGCGGTCGAAGCACTTGATCCAGTCTGACAGACCGCATTTTTCGACAGGAAACCCGCCGATGTAGGGAAAGATGTATCTCTCATAACGACGATAGAGCCGCACAGTCTCTTTGCGCTTTTCCCTGGCATAGTTATCAAACCAGTAATCGATAGCGTTCTTCACAGTTACTGGAGTGAACAGGTTCTCTTTGGTGAGTTTGTTCTCTATCCGTGGATCTAGCCCCTGTGATAACCAAGCCCGGCACTCATCCCTTTTCTCTCTGGCTTGTTTAAGCGTCATATCTGGATACTTGCCTAACGTCATCCAGACGGGGGCGCTTTGTCGGCCTGAATGTCTGAAGAAATAAACAAAGCTCACTGTGCCACTCATGCTCACTCTGACAGACAGTCCACGGCCATCTGCCACCATCTTTTGACGTGGCTGCGGTTTACCATGTAAGGCTTTTAACGCCTTGTCGCTTAACTTGTTCTCGCCCGCCATAAAACCTCATTCTGCAATACACATTGCAATACACACTCAACTGCAACGCCGAAAAACAGTAGAAAAGCAATGCAAACAACATTCTTTTCTTCTTCATAATTAACAATGAGTTAATGAATGAATCCGGTTCTTCATGCGTCCCCATGAGGTAGTGTGAAGGATAATGGATCATCATCATCGTGTTTTCAGGCATGATGACCGGATTGCCTACCATCGCAATCACCGAGGCCATGGAGGCCGCCAGACCGTCGATATGCACGGTAATCGCCGCGCCGTGATGCTTCAGCGCGTTATAAATAGCAATACCGTCGAAGACATCACCACCGGGGGAGTTGATATAAAGGTTGATGTGGGTGACGTCCCCAAGTGCCCGGAGATCATTAACGAACTGTTTCGCCGTTACACCCCAGTACCCGATTTCGTCATAAATAAAAATGTCGGCTTCGCTGTTATTGCTGGCCTGCATGCGGAACCACGAATTACTTTTTGCGCTGGCTTTCGGACGGTGGCGCGCCCGGTTCTTTGGCTTCGGCACTGGTGCCTCCTTTATCATTGGCGGGGTCGGTGTCAAACACCAGGCCCTGTTCACGGTTCTCGTCAACCTCCGCTTTACGGCGTGACTTAACATCATCCGGGTTGCGACCGCTGGCACGTATCCAGTCGGATTCAGTAGCAGCTCCGCCGCGGATCTGCGTTTTCCAAGCATTCGCTTCTTTAACGGGATCAATCCACGGCATAACGGGCCCCGAATAAACCGCGTTATAAAGCGAGTCCATATCGATGCCTCTCGGCAGCTTGATTTCTCCGGCAGCAATAGCCATCTTCAGCCAGGCCCGGTACATGGGCCGGGTCACTGAACCGATGAACCAGTCCTGAAGAATCAGATATCCGTCGGTTGACTCGACAAGCTCCTGCCGCTGGGCACTGTACGTTCCGTTGTAGTTTCTGGATGTGCTGGAAAAGCTGAGGCGACTGCCGGCGGACACGGCACGCAGCTGTCCGTTACGAAACGACTCGAGGTTAGGGTTCGGGCGATCCGATTTAATCATCCCGATCTCTTCCCCGGCCTGCAGCTCGTCATAGAGCATACCGGGCTGAATCATCAGCTCGCGGTCATCGCTGCCGGAATCAGACTCGAAGCTCTGTCCGTCGCCTTTTTTGATATACATGCCGAGTGCGGCAGCAATTCTGGCAGCGGTAAGCTCCGAGTCCTCGTACTCTTTCAGCGCGCTCAGACGCATCAGAACACCTGACAATAGAGACGTTCCGCGGGTCTGGTGCAAGCGTCGTGTGAATTTGAGATGAAGCATGTTTTCTGCATCTATCTCTTTGGTATCGAACTGACGCCCGGATACTGGCAGGCTTTTATAGACCTGATATTTTTTCGGGCGCCCCCAGTTATCGACAAAAACGCCCTGATTGAGCTGGGTGGCGGCATCGCTGTTCATCGGCACGAAGTCCGGCTCCAGCGCTTCCAGCCAGAACGGCACGCCAGCAACCGGCTGAAGACCATTTCCGGTACCGCGAACCAGCTGAGCAAATACCTCACCGTCCCGGAGCCACGTTCGCAGCATTAGCCGCTCCAGCATGGGGCGGGTAAACTGGGTTGTAACATCGGGTCTTACGGACCATTCGCCCCACTTTCTGCGGATATCAGTGGCCAGCTTTTTAGCTATGTTCCCGTTAGTCAGCATCGGATGCGGTTCAACTATGATGCCCTTCGCACCCACCACCCTTTCTTCCAGCTTGTCGAAAACGCCAATCACCAGATCGTGGTTGTTGTCCAGCCAGCGCGCCTGCTGCCTCAGTGAAACCGCCCCCATCTGGCTGAGCTGATCGGCTGAACGATTTTCCTTCTGGGCTTTGTGGGTACGCGTTTGCTTTACCGCCTCATACGCCTTAATAACTGCGCGGGCACGCAGGCGTGAGGCTTTCCAGCCTGGTGAAAACAGGCCTATCGCATCATCTAAAAAACTCATCCAAACCTCGCCAGCCTGTAGCCGGGTCGCCCGCGGCGTTTGTTATTGAGCGTAGCCAGTCGTCGCTCCCATTCCTGACGGCCTTTTCTGATTTCCGACAGGTTTTCGAGCGTCATCTGCTGCCCGTTGAAAGTGATTGATTTCCCCTCCAGAACAGACAGCTCGGCTGCAGCGTAGCGGTCGATCATGTTTTGAATATCTGCTGGATTCACACCCAACCTCCTGACGAAGACCACGGATTAGCCTGCTCGGTTACGGGCTTCTCACGTTTTGGTTTTGATTTAGATTTCGGCGCAGGCGGCGGGGATGGCATTTCGCCAGTTTCCGTCTGCGTGTCCTCGATCCACGTTTCCCGCCGTGCCCACTCAGGAGCTGACGGCCATTTGATTTTTTCGTAACCACTAAGGATGGCGAGCGCGTCGGCATAAACGAGCAGGTCAAATGCTTCGTTTGCGCCCCGGCCGGGCTTACTCCATTTCCCTTCATTCGAGCGTTCCTCATACGTCAGTTCGTCATAGAACCAGCTGCCCAGCCAGGCGGGGAAATGCACATAGCCAGGGCCGGGTGAATCACGCCACAGCGCATTATTCACCCGGTCTTTAAGGGCATCGGTCTGGAGAAGATAAAGAGGCACATCACCCGTCGCCTGTGCGCGGCGCGTTGATCTGCCCGTGTTGTCGGGAAACGTTCGCTGGATAAGTTTGCTGCGCCTGACGCTGTCCCCTTTGAAGAGATAGATACGCTTACCCAGCCCCTCACGGCGACATCTGCGCCAGAATTTGTAGGCATTATCCGTCACGCCATCTTCACCCCCTGAGTCCACGGCCATCGACATCAGCCGCATGCCCTTTGACGGGTCAGCTGCGAGTGGCCACGTTTTATCAAAGACGTCGGTGAGTAAAAGATCCCAGTCCTCCGGATAGCTCGCCGGATCCACCTGAATGCTTTCCCCGTTGCCGTCGCAGCGCAGCGAATGCCGGATGTTGTAACGGTCAACTATCCAGCGCTCACCCATACTTCCATAACCCGTAATCTGCACAACAAAGCGCCGGTTGCGCCCGGCCTGCACGTCCACGGTCGCAGTGAGAAACTGCACGCCATCGGGTACCGAACGTTTTGGGACTTCTTCGGCACGCTGCTCGAGCAATTCACTTTTACGCTGCTCCATGCTGGCCCGCGGCAAATAGGGCCTGCCGAAATCGGTGTTGATCACCGTCTTCAGGGTTTCTTCGCTGCGCGTGGATTCATATTCCTGCTCGGCGGTCAGGAACTTATAAATAAGCTGCGCCCAGGTCTGGTAAGCAGCTGCCGGACCTTCCATCCAGAAGGAGGCAATACGGGAACGACGGCCATCACCGCTAACCTGGCCTTTCCTGTCGATGGTTTGCCCGTCCCGGAGCCAGACACATTTCATGTTAAGCGCACGCTTCATGTCCGGTGTGATCCTGCCTTTACAGGCCGGGCACTGTAGAAAAGCCGCTTCGCTGGCAAGCACAGGATCGCTGCTGTCGCGGTACCCGGTCATATTGTCCATTTCCGGCTGGAAATATTCGCCGCAATGCGGGCATGGCCAGTAAAGACGACGGCGGTCACCACGGTTATAGAGCGATAAAATTCCGGTGGTCGGAGGGGCTTCATGGGGCGTGGAACGCCGCCATTTTGTGTCTCTGATATCCCTCCCGGGCGAGCTTTCAACCAGCGTCATCCCGGAGGACATGAATGTCGTGGTACGCTTCGATGCCAGTGAAAAAGCATCCCCCTCCCCGTCGATATCTTCCGGAAAGCGGTCATAATCCGTCAGCGCCACACTCTTATAGTCCGAGGACGACATGATATTGACGGATGGCCAGCCAAGCTTCAGATAGTTACCGGCGCGGAATGTACGGTCGTAGACGTTGTTATCGTTACGTCTTGGGTTTAGCCGGGTTTTAACTTCAGGGCTACAGCGAAAAGTACGGTCCAGGCGTTTTTTGGAATGCTCGCGAGCTTTTTCCTCAGATACCTGAATCACAAGCATATCTGCCGGATCGCAGACAATGTTATAAACAATCCAGCCGTCAATCAGCCCGATGGTTTTACCCGTTCGCGCCGGGCCCACAAACACCACCGCATCGTATTCACGCGATGCCAGGCAGTTCATCGGCTCAATCACATAGGGTGCCAGATCCGGATCCCATGGAACTGAGTTTCCCGCCCCCATTGGCACGCGCATATAAGTACTGACCGCATCGGCCACCGGCATACGACGCGGGGCTCGTAAAATACCGGAGACATCGCGGCGGATGTCCCTGGCGGATGCCCGCTTTGCCATCAGTCCTCCTCAGGCTCTTCCTCCTCTTTTTCAGCGTCCTGCACCCTCTCCGCCATCTGGTCGCGCAGATCATCAATAACGCTTTGCACACGAACTACCGCAGCAGGCGTTAAAGCACAGTCGCGCTCGAGCACATCCGGGAGGGTTTCAAGTACCATGACGACGGCTTTCGCCATCAATGAGAATTCTCGCGCCACTTCATCTGCGGGTATTAACTGCCCCGTATCCTGTTCGAACTTCAGCCTCTCATTCTCTGCTTTCCAGTGGGACAGCCTGTCAGAGGGGGGCATATCATCGATGTTGGCCGAAACGGTAGGGATCATCAGTTCGGTCAGAATGTCGGTCACCAGATAGAGCTTTAACTTGCTGTTGCTGCCTGAAGCAGGTTCAACATTTTTCAGTCTCGCGGCAACCGTCTGACGGTGTACGCCGGTTATCCCTGCCAGCTGATTGATATTGAGTTTTAAAGTGGCAATTTCCTGGTCCATGATGGTGAACACTTTTTGAACGATTCGACATCTTGCGAAAATGGCCTCTAATTAAATCAAAGACCTGCGCACATGATGATGATGACCCTGATTCCGAAAAACTAGCCGTTTCCCGCGAGCGCGCCGCCCCGTGGTATGCAACCCTGACGGGAGGACCCATGGAAATGAAAATCATTCACATCTTTCTAATTAACATTTTTCATAACCAAAATCTGATATCTAACTACCGGAGATAACGTTGAGTACTAGTGCAGAGCGAACAGTCAAGGCTCACAGCAAACCGTCTGGGTTTTGTGATGGAGATCAAATTAATAGACTCACAGAACAGTTGAGGTTTTGGTTGTGTTTGGGTAGTCATCTACTCGATCACACATATAAAGTTTTTCGACATACAGCCGATAACTTAGATCCCCTTTTTTTAATAAGGATTGTTATGCCTAAGTTTCAATTTCCAGACCCAGATGACCGTTCCATCAACAACCCAAGCACCATTGTTGATAGCGAGCGAGTTCTTAACTTATACAACCAAGAAAATAATGACGATCGTGAGCGTGTGACCGATAACGTCAAAAATTGGTTTAAGGACGAAGCCAAAAAGATCGGTTGGAATGATGCTGATTTTCACGGCAATGGCTGTGTTCTCAGCGTGAATATTCAAAAAACTGACAATAAGTAATCCTTCCGAGGGGTACTATCTACCCCTCGTTTCGCCGCTCTCGTTCTATCTTTCTGATCCCATTCAACTGGTTATTTGCCTTATCGATGGCAGCCAGCAACGGATTGATCCACAAAACAGCCTGGCAATACGTCAGCTTTCCGGCGGCAGCGGTACCAGTATCGGATTCGTCAGGGCTGCCGGTATCGGCGTGCACTGCCCCGGCACGTAGACGGTTCGTGTATTCGAGCAGCCCGGCAGCGACAGAAGCAGGCACAGGCAAATCACATGTTTTTTCACGTCTGAGAATCTCGCGGTATTCGATAACGTTATCATCGGTGTGGTAGTCAATCAGGGAATTTAACCGCCCTGTTTCCTCTGCAACCTGATTAAAGCGAGAGAAGTTGAAAGCCTGAGTGGCGATTACCTTCCCCTGTAATGTGTTGTCACTGCGCAGCACCTTCGCGTCTCGCTCAGCTATCGCCAGGTCGGAACGGCTTAACAACAGCAGAATGGCTAAGGCAGCGATAACTACTAACAGGCCGCCAGTCAGTAGTATTTTTACGGCGCTATTCACTGGTCTATCCCCCAGCACGTCAGCGCGCTTTCCTGATCACGCCGTTCAACCTGACCATAGCAGCCATTTTTTTGGCCTTTGGTCAGGCTACAATCACGGCCACCGTCTTTAATCCACCAGAGGATAGCTTCACAAGCCCCTTTCCGGTCGCCAGCATTAATGCGCTTATAGAAAGTGGAAGGGAAACATTTCCCCGGTCCGATGTTATATGGGCAAAAGGAAGCAATCCCAGCCTTCTGTGGTGCGCTTAGTGGAATGTCAATATTGCGTTCAACCCACGCAAGCGCTTTATCCCGTTCGATGGCGTTTACCTGGTCGCATTTCGCCTGTGTCAGCTTCATGCCCTGCACTACAGCTTTACCATCAACCATCGTGGCGCCGCGGCAAATAGTCCAGATACCACTGCCATCTTTGTACGCCGTGAGGCTGTTACCCTCTTTCTCATTCAGAAACTGATCGAGAATGACGGATGCAGGCGCACCAGCGAGTACCAATCCCAGAACAGTAGCACTCAGTTTTGCTCTGGTTCCCATCACTCACCTTCCTTTTGTAATGCCTCGACAACCACGCTTGCCGCAGCCGGACGTTCGTGAAGAGGTTTATCACCGACCCCTTTCAGGTAGTCATTGACCATTTTTGTTCGCTTCTCGTCTTCTTTACGCCTGCGATGTGCATCCACCCTTCCGTTGATGTAGGAGGCAAGCGAGATAAGCAGACCAGCAGCGCCAAAGAACATGAACACCAGATCCTGAGTGGTAAATCCAATGGCAGACGCCAGAGCTGCTACCCACGCGAAGAACTGCGTGAAGATGTTCCCTGAATCATTCATTTTCATCGTCTCTCACCTCGCTCTATGCGGGTGCTGTTTTGGGAATAAAAAAAGCCCGCTTTTGAAGGCGGGCTAATGAGTTGACTATTTATAAGGTAGGTGTGAGTGAGACCTATGCTCAGGAGTGAAGCTGTATCGGCTTATTCACTATAGGCTCAGGAAAACCACCGGAGAGGTAGGCACATCCCACAACTCAAAGCGTAGCAGCAGTTTACAAAACCATAAAAAAGGCCTGCTTTTTACGGCAGGCTCTCAAGGAATTTGAAATTTGTATTGTTGTTGTCATGGTGCCGGGTGCATCCCAGTGGAAACAGCGCAGTTTTTCGGTCACAGGACCTGATCCTGCGGAAATTGCAGAGTCTGAGCCAGCACTCAGGAATGATCACCCCCACAAAGACAGCCACACCGACCGTTTCCTATGGCTCACCCCTGAAAGGCTCTGTGGTTGAATTGCGCCGAGCGTGGCGCAGAAGGCAAAAAACCCCGCGGAAGCGAGGTTTTGATATGATAAGCGTCGTGTCGTGGTGACCAACCTTATCAGAATACATGTTAAAATGCGGACCGCGTAAATCTTTTTTTAGGTAAATGTATGAACAAACCAATTAATCCTCTTTTTGAGTATACGGTGAAGAGTTGGTCGGAAATTTGGGAACTGGCCACATACTTTGCTGATGATATGGGTTTCATTTTTAGGGGGCAGCGTTGCTCTAGTTGGACGCTAGAAACTTCTCTAGACAGACATCTAAAGAGAATAAAACCAGAAGAAATAAATTTAGATAGTACGTATGATTTTGTATTGCAAAACTTTGCGTTATCCTTACGTGGCCGCTCAGATATAGACAAGGATCATATTAGTAATATCGATGAATTATGGGCTTTAGGGCAGCATTATGGCCTCGCCACACCATTATTGGATTGGACTCGATCTCTGTTTGTGGCATTATATTTTGCTTTCGAGGATTATAACATATCAGATTCGGGTTATCGCAGTGTATGGGCACTTAACCTTTCGGGCACAGTATTAAATGCCATGAATAAATTCAATGAAGGAAAGGAAGAAAACAAACAATTCAGAATTGTCGAACCCATTTCTGATAAAAATCCTAGATTAATTTCCCAAAGTGGGTTATTTACAAAACAACCCATCAATTTTAGCATCCCAGATTGGGTAAAAGACAACTTACCGGATGATGCACCCTATTTAATGAAAATATCTATTAACGAATCAGAAAGAATGAAAATACTATCTTCATTAAAATTAATGAACATTCATCCGGCATCTCTCTTTCCGGAACCAGACGGCGCAGCAAAATATTGCAATCAGCTTCTAGAGTTACTGAGCCACAAAAACAACACATCTCTATTCGAGAAAAAAAAACCAAAAGGATAAGTAACAAAGACTATGTGCCCAGTATCGATTAGGGCACATATGATTTTAATATTCCATTTCAAGTTTAACATCTAACATAGAAAGACATCCATCTATAAAACCCTCAGCCATTTGAATTTCGATGCGAATAAGCTTCTCATCCTTCTTGCGTGCTTTCGCTATTTTTCGCTTAGAAATGCCGTACAAGTAATGAGCTACTAGTAAAGAATACTCATATGGTTTTTTCTTTTTTAGCCGCGCCAGGCAGCCTTCAATGATCAGGGCATCATTATCAGAACATGAGGGTCGAGATTTGCAAGTTTCAGTAATAAGCCCTTTAAAGCCAGCTGCTATGCTTGAGTAATCGACACCAGAGCTATCGCTCGCAGCCCATCCCCCCCAGAGTACAAGTACCATCTTGATATCACGCATTCCCGTCTGCCTCCATGATGTAAATGATATACCTGTCCTTTCGATAAAAATTGTTAAGTGGTAACGATAGTTTCATCTAATATCCTCGATAATTATCATTCCGGTTTCGCCCCACACTTTTGATGTCCGGGCGTCCCAAATGTGGGAGTCATCCTCAAACAAGGCGTCCAAAAGAGATTTTTTTAAGTTGTCCAGATCGGGCTTTTGTTGATGGGGCTGGCCGTCCATAGCATCGCGCTTTTTCTTGCTCCAGCTCGGCGGCATCGGCAAAACGAAGGTTATATGGGCGCCGCTCTCCGGCACCCTGATTCCATGCACGCGGGCTTCATCGCAAAACATGCGATAGCGCAACACTGGCGGGCGCTGTTTCCATTTATCGCGGCGAGTCATGCGGGGTTTTCCGACTGGGGTGATGATGTATTTAGGCATAGAACACTCCCAGCTCTAACTGGACCTGCTCCAGCAACTGCAACTCGGTACCGAAGTTTTTCTCCCATTGCTTACGACCAGCATGAATCGCCACACCATAACCGCCGTTGCGATGGTGCATATGGCACAGGGGAATTGATTTTCGATGGTCAGCGCGCTGGCTTGTGCCCTGCCCGGTTCGGAGATGGTGAATTTCAGCAGGCGTTTCGCCCAACTGCAGATTTCTGCACACGATGCAGCCCAATGCGGCCACACGCGAAAGATGGAGGCTATCTGCTTTCTTCATGCTGGACCACCAGCACAAGCAGAAACACCGTGCACGAACGTACGGTGTGAGTGACTTTGGGTAATGCTCTGCGCCATTTTGATTCCTCAGGTTGGCGCAGTAATCAGAGGGTGTTCAGCCCATTTGATTATTATAAATCAACACTTACGACTTGAGAACCTTAAGGTCCTCTCGCAAGGAGTTTAGGTTTACAACCCGGTCTTCATCACCCAGAACCTGGGATGAAAGCCTATCACCTTCCCGGCGAATCAGTGTGCGCAAGGCATTACTGGTCACCAGGTAATCGGTAATTTCACCATCGTTAAGACATAAAACAAGCAGTCCGTCTTTGGTGAGACCGGCGGCAAATTCATTCAATTTCATGGACACATCCCTAAAATGGCTTTCCCCTTGCGGGGGCGGTCCTTTTCTCCCTGCATGCTGATTTCATTAAGGGTTCCGCTAACCAAACGTCTAATAGGTTAGAAAGAGCAATTTCGTTTAATTGTTCTGTCTAACCGATCGGCATTCAAACACAGGGAACAGACCAGGCTTCCTAAATAACCGGTAAGTTATCAGTCACTGAAACACGGTTCAGAAGGAATGTGACAACCCCGATTACCTTCGCATCGTCCAGTGAATCACCTTCAATGGCCTCTCCCTCCTGTGTGATGAGTGCTTTTCCCTGAACTGTCACAATGTCCATTTTTCCGCAGAAGGAAATCAGTACCGAGTCACCCACGGAAGGTTGTTTGGCAACGTTAACGATCGCATAACCAGCCGACGTTTCTAGTGTGCGGCAATTGGCGTCATAGCCACAGATGCTGGTAATACTGAGTGACTGCTCTGTGTAATCTGCTGCTGGTGATGGAAAACCCATGATTTCTCCCCCTCGCACGATAACTGTACATTTATACAGTACACCGATGCATAAGTTTGATCAACGTCATAACCGCACGAAATGCTAATAGGGAAAACTAACTGTTTAAAAAGAAATCAGACAGGAGGATTTATGTATCATCAGAAATATCATCATCTTAACGCGATACATAGACCTGGGTCAGTAAGACGCTTAGCAGGGCTCTAACCATCGAAGATGCGCAAGAAGTGCCTTTTCTGCACTCCATATCCAACAGCAATAACTAGATAGGTTTCTTCACATACTGAGTGACATGCATTTTTTTCTACCGCCCTTTCAATGCTACTATTGCAGCAGGTATTTTATCTTCAAAAATAAGTGCTAATGATGACCACTAAAACTGAAAGACCCCAACTTGAACTCCCGGGCGGTGCCAACAAGTTATTGCTGCACTCATGTTGTGCTCCCTGCTCAGGTGAGGTTATGGAAGCTATTCAGGCATCAGGTATCGAATACACCGTATTCTTCTACAATCCGAATATTCATCCGCAGAAGGAATATCTCATTCGTAAGGAGGAGAACATTCGTTTTGCTGAGAAACACGGCGTACCCTTTGTTGACGCTGACTACGACACTGATAACTGGTTTGAGCGAGCTAAGGGGATGGAATGGGAGCCAGAGCGCGGTATCCGCTGCACAATGTGCTTCGATATGCGTTTCGAACGGACCGCCCTCTACGCCGCTGAAAATGGGTTTAGTGTTATCAGTAGTTCGCTGGGGATCTCAAGATGGAAGAACATGCAGCAAATCAATGATTGTGGGCAAAGAGCTGCTGCGCACTATCCGGGAATGGTTTACTGGGACTACAACTGGCGCAAACAAGGTGGCTCCGCGCGCATGATTGAGATCAGTAAACGGGAGCAGTTCTACCAGCAAGAATATTGTGGCTGTGTGTACTCTCTTCGTGACACCAACCAGCATCGTAAATCTCAAGGCAGACCACTTATCAAGATTGGAAAGCTCTTCTACGGTAACATGGATGAAGATCCTTAAGGCCAAGCATATCAAGTTAAAAAACATCTACTTTTGTAGATTACATAATAACTAACATGTTAAAGTATGGGTTTAAATCTACCAATTCTAGGATAGACACAACGGTCACATTCTGCCGTATAATTATCTATCACTTGATTATATGATAATTTTTTACACATACCTTCAATGTAAGAGGATTTGAGCCATGGCTGGAGTAAGAGAAATAACCATTTCAGGTATAAAGAAAAGATTACTATCCAGATATGGTGAATTCATAAATATGGATAATGTAGGTGGAAGTGAAGAATCAAAAGAGGTAGTCAAAGTCTCAAGAGCAATAGCCGCATTAGCTATAAATGTATTAAATCCAGAACTAAGTGAGGATGTTTGTTCTGATTCAGTATGCGATGGCAGCGATGATAGATGTATAGATGCTGTTTGTGTCAATCACGATAAAAAACAAGTAACTATAGTCCAGTCGAAATTTGACCAATCTGGAAACGGCTCAATATCCAGACAAGATATGGCGGATTATTTAACATCATGCAGAGATGTACTGATGGAGGAATATAATCTCTTCAACGAAAGATTTAAAAGATTCTCAGAATCACTAGAAATTGCCTATGACAATTCCTACAAATACTTTTTTGTTTTTGCTTATAGTGGAAGAGATGAATTATCAGAGGATGTTCAAAGACAAATTATACAACGAAAGGAAGAGTTTAACTTTGATCTTGATGGTGATTATATTGATATTCAGACCCTACCTTTAAGTAAAATAAAAGACTATTTGAGTAGAAGATCTCTTGGAAATATTGATATATCTGATGTTGAGATTTTTCAATATGGAGTAACAGAAGAACCTTTGAAAGCTGTTCATGGGTTGATTACTGGTGATCAGGTCGCTAGTTGGTGGGCAACCTATGGCGATCTACTTTTAGAAGACAATATTCGAGGAGGATTAGGTGAATTATCCGATGTAAACCAAGGTATAAAGAAAACACTGATAGACAGTCCCGAAATGTTCTACTATTTTAATAATGGAGTAACTATATTAGTTAATTCTATTACTCCAAAAATGAGAAATGGTAAAGCAAGGCGAGAGAGCGGTGGATTTGACTTAGTTAATGTGAATGTAATTAACGGTGCTCAAACTATTAGCACTATTGGCAAAGCCTATTTGGCTAATGAAGTCACCTTAGATCAGTTGGCTGAAGTAAAATTGCCTTGCCGTTTTATCAAAGTTGAAGACTATGGCAATGAAGATGGTAGAGGATTAGATATCGCTCTTTCAATAACCATAGCTAACAACAGCCAGAATAAAGTTACAGCTAGAGATTTCATCTCAAAGGACCCGTTCCAGATAGAGTTGAAGAGGTCTTTCTCTTTTGAAGAGCCATATGTTTATGAAATCAAGAGAAGTGAGCAAGATTCAATTAAATCCCCTAGTGTTAATATCATAACAATAGAAGATGCACTTTCTGCATTGGTTTGCAATTTAAACTCACCTCGATATATGGCGTTATTGAAATCAAATAGAGGACGTTTTTTTGAATCTATAACCAGCCCACTATATAAGGCGGTGTTTAATCCTAGTGTTCATTGTGTAATGTTAATCAATACGGTAAACATTTATCGCTCCGCGAATGAAGTACTTAGCTCCATGGAAAAAAACAGAAAAACAAAGCGCGACGAAAAGATTGTTATTCATGGTAAGTACATTTTCATTTCTTTAGTTATGAATAAATATCGAAAATTAATTGAGAAAAACTCAGTTATTCATAATGATAGCATCCCAGACCTGAAACCATTTATCTTCGAGACCTTCAAGAAAATAAAATCTCATATAGATGATAATTATGCAACAAGCCACATGCCTCGCTTTTTCGAAAATCAAGGTAAAGTGAAAGAGGTTATGTCCCTATAATAAAAAAATTAATATAAAACTATTTACCTTAAGTGTTAAGCCCTCTCCAATAGAGGGCTTATTTTATCTCCATTAATGTAATGGATAATTGATTCGTAGGCACAATCTGGCGAGAATTAGGTAAGTTATTTCATTGGTATTATTTTCTACTATTATAAGTTATATAATAAAATTATCATTTAACATATTTTGATGAACACCAACATTTATTATAAGGTTAAGTTTGTGATTCAAATGCTCTTTCTTACTAAAAATCTTTATTATCTTTTTTATTAATTGGTCAGTAACTCCAGTAGATTTTTATGGCGGCGCAACTGGCGAACGGCATCCTGAAGTCGTTTTAGATTTGTCAGATTTGCCTTTGTACGACGGATTTCTGCTGAGATAAATCGGGGCGACGGGACAATTAGATCATTTGGTCTTGCAGTAAATGCAGGTATGGTTTGGATGATTTCTTCGGTCGTTTTTCCTGGCTTTGCATACCTAGCCGTATCAGTTGCAACAGGTTCGGTTTCAGGAAGAGACCATGTTACACCCTTCCCCTGCCCGTTCTTGACGACAACCCCCTGACGCTCAAATGCCAGCATCACTGAGACCATTCCGCGAGCGTTACGCTGAACTGCGCTAGCCAACGCCGCTGTGGTCATTGCGCTATTTTCTCGGAGCAGTCGGCGGATCATATCAGCAGCAACAGGAGCCGGTTCCTCACCTTTCAGGCGTGGTGCATTATTCACTGGCGCGACAGCTCGCTGCTTTGCCTGTTCTTTTGCGGTACCGACTGACCAGGCTCCATCGAAGAAATCACATAAAACCTGCTCTTTCTGTTCGCGCAGCATGTTCAGCGCTTCCACAGGCTCGATATCCAGGCGCGCTGCAACCTCACGGTAAGTAGCTTTGCCCATTGCTTTCAGTGCGTCTAAAATAGTTTCCATAATTTTATCCTCAAAATTCACTTAACAGGTCTCAGGTGGCTGACGTTTCCGCGATAGCTCTCCCAGTCAAAATTCACCCAAATTCCGTTATCCATGCGCAGGCGATCGATAACTCTCGCGCCAACGGTCTCAACCAGTGCGTCATAATTCAGGTTGGTCAGAACGCCAACCGGGCGCATTGCGGCCAGGCGGCGATCAATAATCTGGTTCAACAAAACTTTCTCGCCGCGGCTTTCGCGCTGAATGCCGACTTCATCGAGCACCAGCAGATCCACTTTGCAGAGGTCATCCAGCAGCGCAGATTCGGACTGCCCTTCGTCGTAGCAAGCCCGGGCGCGCAGAGTAAGATCCGGCACTGTCACAATCAGGACCGTTCGCCCCTGCTTCAGCAGATAATTTCCGATGGCCGCTGAGAGGTGGTTTTTCCCCGTGCCGGGCTTTCCAGTGAAAACGAAACTGGCAAAGCCGGTGCCAAAATTTTGCGCGTAGCTCTTGGCCATACTCAGCGCATGGCGCTGGCCGTCGCCCTCCACCGCGTAATTTGCGAAGCTGCAGCTGCGGTGCAGGTTCTGGATCCCGGATCGCCCGAAAATTTTCTCTGCCCGCGCCTGCTGGTTGATCTTGTCGATCTCTGCTGCGCGCTTTATCCCTTCTTCGCGCTGCCAAACCATCAGCTCAGCTGCGCTGTTGAATTTGGGTTCAATGCCTGCCGGTATCACACGGCGAAGGCGATCGAGAATCGAACCTGCGTTTTGCATGCTTACCCCCTGAATCCTGGCGGTACAGTGTTATCCGGGCGGGAAATTTGATTGATATCCCGACCACCAGCCTTGTTTTGCGCAGCCCCCTGTGACGGAAGGCGAAGAACCAGGTCATCCCATTTTTCACGCAGTTTGGACGGTGACATCACGTTCCGGCACCAGAACGGATCACGCTGTACACGCGAAAACATTTCACAAATTTGCTTATGCGTTCTGCCGTCAATGGCACACATCAGCCGGATTTCGTTTGACCACGCTGCCCAGTTCGGTTCTTTTGGACGTACCAGCTCACCGTCGGTTTCCGCGGCTTTCTCGTAGAGCTTGACGATGCGATTCCACATCCACTTGGCGCAGGTGAGATCTTCTTTGCTGCCCCACTGCCGTTTTCCTGCATGGGCAACCACTGCCTCAGGATGACGATTTAAAAACGCATCTTTGGTCAGCTGTTCGTCCGAGAGCGAAGCGTCCGGACAAGAATTATTTTCTGGTTCTTTGACTGGTTCAGAAGAGTGACTGATTCTGGGTGAATCTCCTTCACTACCCCCTGGTGAATGTGGTGCACCATCTGGTGAATCTCCTTCACTACCCCCTAGTGAATTTGCTTCACTACCCTGGTGAATCTCATTCACTACCTTCGCACTGGGGTTTGCACCGCTCAGGGTTAGTCGGTAGAAATTGCTGCCATTGCCTTTCGGCCCCGATCTGGTCTCTTTTCGCATCAGTCCAGACTCGCAAAGCGCGGCAACATGATTCATGACTGAACGACGGCTGATCTCGCACTGATCAGCTATATGCTGATAACTCGGCCAGCACTCGCCCTGGTCGCTGGCGTTATCAGCCAACTTGAGGAGAACCAGCTTGCGCAGCGGGTTTCCTACTTTGACCTTCATCGCCTGAACCATCAGTTCCATGCTCATAGAACACCTCGATACAACTGAACTAGACTGCGTTCGAACAAGTCGAAACAAGCTTCACTTTGACGCCAACCAACTGCGCCAGCGCGTCGATGGCTTCCAGGGTCTCTCGCCGGATTACCGGTTGCGGCTTGCCGGTGAAGACCGCATTGGTGGCTTCGATACACTCTTTGTTAACCCTGGCCGCCCGGTAGTGCATGCAATCCTTCTGCGCCAGTTCGTTATCAATGGCTGTACGGATGGCATAGCTCAGCGCTTCCGCCTGTTTCAGGTAGTTCGGTGTATCGTTGCGGAACGCACGCTGAATAATCTGCTTGTTGTTGTGCAGCCGTCGCGCGTACTCATCCGGATCCGATACGTCATCAAGTGACTGAAGCAGATCGCCAAAGTGATGCGGGGTTATCAGCTGCGTGACCGTCTTCCAGCCCTTCTCCTGTGCCCAGGACTCCAACTCACAAGCCAGTTTTTTGATTTCCATCAGTCAGTATCCTCCTGAGCCGTTGTGCTATTTTTTGGCTTGTAATCAGGCCAAATTTCAGCCCAATCGCTTGGCCGCATATCAGATCGAGAAACCTTTCCATCGGTGAAGGTTTCGATAACGATGCATCGACTTGGCGAAATAGCAGCCCGCCCCGTTGCAAGTTGGGAGAGATAAGATTTCGATATCCCAAGGTGTTGCTCCAGCGCCTTACGAATCTTTGGCCCACCAGCTTTCAAAAAGTCATTGAGTTGCATAATTGCTCCTGTGTGTTTAGCTGTAAGTTTATAAACCACTAAACATTTATGTCAAGTTTTTGCTTGTTTAGAAATTACTAATCAAAATGGCTGCATGGACACAAAAGAAATCAGGCGTAAGCGCCTAGCGGCATGGTTTTCCAGCAGAACTTTGCCGGAGAAAGAGAAGAGCTACCTTTCACAGCTGATCAACGGCAAATCGTCGTTCGGCGAGAGAGCTGCGCGCCGTATTGAACGAGATTACGGCATGGCTCCTGGTTATCTTGATGAAGAACCTGTCGGTGAAGAGAGAAGATCTCCTCGCCCATTCGACGCGCGCCATGAAGAATTGCTTGACCTTTTCGACAGTCTTGCTGAATGGGAAAAAGAGCAGCACATGGTAAACCTTAGGGCTCAAGTAAACTCTATAGACAATGAGCTCAAGGCAAGACTGAAAGGCAAGTCCAAACAAGAAATCCTTCAGATGCTTAAAGACCTCGAGATAGACTAATTTCCCCTAAGACCGCCTGTTGCGGTCTTTTTTTCCTCCAAATACAATCACATCCAATTTTTCACATCTTTTTGTTTACCGTTAACTTTACATTTTGGTTTATTTATTTATAAACTAAGATTAACGAAACACGCAGTAATCAGTAAACGTTCCGCCTACCCGGCGATAAGGGTGATTAGCCAAGCAAAGCAGCAAACAGGGGTTCGAGATGGAAAAAGCATACGAAGAGTATTTCAACAGTCTGGCGGAGGGTGAAGAAGCACTGAGCTTTTCCGAGTTCGTCCAGGCAGTTTCTTGAATGTGGCGTAAGCCAAAGGCTTGAAGGCGGTTTTCTCAGGTTGCGCGCTAAAGCATAGCGGGGAGAACCTGGGGCGGAGAGCAAACCCCGCGTTGCAGGACTTGAAATACCTTCACAGACCAATAAGCCGACTGGCAGCGAAACTGCCCTTTACATCTGCCCTGGCGAGGTGGCGCCGCCAGACCAGGGCAGATGAATCGTCCACAACATGGAGGCGCATTCCACTCTTTCACTAATGGGGATTGGTTTGTTAGCTGGCGGAGTGTGCTTCCAGTTGTGGGCAATCGAAATTGTGGATGGCTGTTAATAACCTTATAGGGGATTCATTATGACAGACTTTAATCGTCAACCATCACGGCAACAGGCAGTCCGCCTTAACTGGTTTGAAATAAAACTTCGAAAACTTTGTTATTTGCTTGCTCAAAAAGGCAACCCTGAATTCTGAAGGTTAATAGCGTCGATAAAACGCAATAACCTGACTGTCATTTAATTATACACGATTAAAAACCATGCCTTAAACGGCAGGAATTCTCTCAACCTAAAACAAGGTGTCTGAAATGAAATTAGAAGTAACAACCATTGAAATGGGTCTTGCAATAGTAAACAAAGAAATTGCGACATTTAATATTAACGGGATTATTTCTGGCGTGGTTCATCTACCATCCTCTGGCCCTGTAACCGTAGTACTTGATGGTGGCTATGTGCTGGGCGAGTTTCATTGTCCAGTATGCGCTGTTAAGCACATTAGCTTGCTGTCTGTGAACTTCACAGAAGCACAGAACGCCTGCGGCATGTCCTATTACGATTACAAACGCCAACTACTTAACTGATATGGATGACATCATTTGTCATTGCGCCGTTTGCTGCCGCGAATATAAAAAATCGGAAATGCATGAAAGGAAAACAGACATATACCCCTTCAAGCGCACGATTTATTTATGTGAGCAATGCAATGAAAAAAGAGCAAGGCGTAACGCGTTAAAAAAGATTAAGCGTGTTATTCGTAAACCATATCGCTAAACATCACACACCCAAAAATTAATAGAGGTAATTATGTCTGTTGAATTAAAAGTTTTCGGCGGTGCTTATTTTCCAAAAGATAAAGCCTTGAAAAAATACCCGGACTTAAAGCCGCTTGCTACAGCAGTAAATTCGGCCACAAAAGCCATTGCTGAAGCTGTTATTTTCGGCAAGCTGGCGGCTGAACATCCTGAACATATAGATGATTATTTTAAGGTGAAAATTTGGGAGCACCACGAAGACCTTCCATGTCCTGAGCTTGATGTGTTTAGCGCTGATTTCTTTGGTGAGCACGTTGTCTGGAATACCAATCGAGGTGAACCAGCTGCTGCGCCACAACCAGAAATCGATAATAACGAAACCGTGCACACGGCGGGTATGAAGATTGTACGCAACCTTGACCAGGACTCCCGCGCGGCATGCCTCGCCCTCTTCGGCGCAGTGGAGGAGATCACCGATTCGCAATTCGGTCAGGTAGTCGATTTAAATAACGAAGACGATGGCAGCTTCCAACGAGAACTGGCCCAGGCTTTTGTGAAGGAACCTCGCGTGTTTGCCCTGAGCGGTGAGCGGCAGGAAGAACTACTGGCGTGGATTCGCAAAACTATGAAGGTCTCAACTCAGTGGCCTGATATCAAAAAAGGTATCACTAAATGGATCGACACTCCGGCAGCAAAGCGTGAGCCTGTTGCTACCGACATCAAACCGGACACAGAAGCCAGCCTGGGCGGTAATACCCCTACCGATCGCAGTCCTGATCTGGTGCATAATCTCGCAACTCTCCGCCTGGAAACCGCACTGGGCATTCTCTCGGCCGCGATGGATTTTGATATTTATGCCATTCCATCCGAAATTATCCGCCGCGCCAAAGAGATGGAAAGCGAGGGAAGAGATCCGCGCTTTTCTGCCTGGTGGAATAAATTACGCGGCACTCCGGGCATCCTGGACTTCTCCCGCGCCTCCATTATCGCGCTGATTAAAACCGCTCCGGAAGACCTTTACCTCAAGCCGGTCGATCTGCGTGCATATATTAACCGCAATCTGGTTGAATCGAATCATGCGAAACCGGATCAGAAAACAATCGATATCGCATGCGGCAATATCAAGCTGGAGACTGAAAATGATGAAACCAAACCGTCTGTACCGGGCGAAACTCCTCCACCAGCAGTTTGCCCTGGCAAAGCTGCGCAACTCGACAAAGAACTCAGCGAGGCATTCGCTCCGAACACGACTCCTGAAAAGCAAGCCGGCGGTCAGCCGCGTGTTGAGAACCTGGGTGGAGGAGTCTTCTCAGTCGATGCTCTGATAAATACCCCCTCCTCAAATGAAGTCGAAAAACAGGAAGTGCCTCCAGCTCAAGACGTTCGCGAAGCACCAGACGAACGCGAATTTTCGATTTTGCACGCACTAAATGATCTGATTTCTGGCCGCACCAATATCATGGGGAAAGAAGAGGCTGAGGGCGTGGTGGCATGCACAGGTCACCTCGTTTCCGATGTTATCCCGCTACTGATGGAAGATATCACCAACACTGAATATTGCCTGTCTCCTGTGTTTACCAACGAGGAGATCCACGATGTGGCAACAACCATGCTGGATAGCTGGTCCGACGATATTAGCGTTCGTCAGAAAATAGCTCTTGATGCGATCGTGGAATACCGCCGCCCCGAACCACCAAAATCGGTATTGCTCGATACACCAGCTGTAACAGCAAAACCTCAAAAGGCAGCTGATCCTGACCGTGAGGAACCAGATCTATCGGCGGCATCCTCATACCTGCAACAGCTAACGATCGCCGCACTGCAGGGCTTATGTTCCAACCCGGCTTATTGCAATCAGTATGAGGAATTACCGGCTATGGCCGCCGGACTTGCCCGTAGCGTTATCAACCATCAGGAAGGCTCCTGTGCGTCTGATTAACCGTAGCAAGGGAGACAGTATCGGCGGTCCAGCATGCGCCGCCGCGCTCAAATGCCATTTTGAGAAATATGGCGCGCATGGTCGCAGCGACAAGCAGACTTTTTACACCATCAAGTTCCAAGGGAGAAAAATTACGGTTGAGGTTGTTAACCGCCCCCGTAGTTACGTGGCCACGGCAATGACAGGTGCCAGGCATCTCCGGTGCCTCCCTGGCCTTGGTCGGTGATTTTTGACAATCAATATACTATCTGCCGCTGCGATATCGTGGCGGCGTCATGGAGTTAAGCATGGCGCAAATCATTTTTGATGAAGAGTGGATGGTGGCGGGAAAGCTAACTGAAAAAACGGGGCTGGATGACAGGCAAATAAAAGCTTATCGCCTCGGATGCTGGATTGAAGGGGTTCATTTTAAGCGAGTACCCGCGGTAGCCGGCGGAGAAAGCAAACGCGCTTTGGTCTGGTACAACTTCCCGCTGATTAATAGATTTATTCAGGAAGCATGATGAACTTTCCAACCGGCGTTGAACTTCATAACGGAAAAATAAGGATCACGTTTACCTATCGCGGCATTCGCTGCCGCGAAGTTCTCCGTGGCTGGGTGGTTAACAGCAGCAACATCAAGAAGGCTGGAAACCTTCGCGCCGTCATCGTGAGTGAGATACAGTTCGGCCAGTTCGACTACGCGGCGCGCTTCCCTGAATCGAAGGCTCTTAAAAAATTCTCATCAACTAAGCGGATCACGACGTTTAAAGAGCTGAGCGATTTTTTCATTGATACAAAAGCGCTGGAGGTGTCAGGGGCAACACTGCACTCTCTCACATCTACAGTTAATACCCTGAAGCGTGTTGTGGGAGAAAATACTCCCCTTGCTGATATTCAGCACGCCGACATCCTGAATTACCGTAAAGAGCTGCTGACCGGCAGCGTATTAAACCCATCAATGCCTAATCTGGTTAAAAAGGGACGCGCGCCCTCAACAGTCAATAAACAGATGGCGGTTTTATCAGAAATGCTGAAGCTTGCGAATCGAAGTCAGTTTATATTACACGCTCCTTATGAGGGCGTGTCCAGGCTCAAGCTATCTAAGGCAGACCCCGATCCGCTTCTACTTCATGAGTACCAGGCACTGATTGCCGCCCTTCCCCGAAAACTGGCTTTGATCATCATTGTAGCCGTCCATACGGGAATGAGGCCCGGCGAGATTTGTGCTCTGGCGTGGGAGGATATCGATCTGAGGAAAGGTGAGATTCACGTATCAAGAAGCCTGACGAACAAGCGGGTGTTTGTGCCGCCAAAAACAGATGCAGGCATCAGAACGATTACACTGCTTAAGCCTGCTCATGATGCGCTGCTCGAGCAGTTCGAAATCACCGGCAATAACCCAAGACAGCAGATCGTTTTCCATCACCGTGAAATTGGCAAAACCGAGCCGCAAAATCTGCGTTTTGTATTTACTCCTGAAAAGAAATCGTCAGTGAATGAGAGCTTTTTTTCCAAAAATTCGATTTCGTATGGATGGAAACGGGGAACTAAACTTTCTGGAATACGTGAGAGAAACCCTTATCAGTCCCGCCATACATACGCCTGCTGGACGCTTATGGCCGGTGCTAACCCTTCCTTTATCGCCAGCCAGATGGGCCATGAGGACGCGCGTATGGTTTATGAGGTTTACTCGAAGTGGATCGGCGATATGAACCAGGATCAGGTCAACATGCTGAACAATCAGATGCCGACAGCTATGCCCCCAGGACGCCCCCAAGGTATTGGGAACATTAAAAAAGTCATTTAATTTCATGACGCTGGTTTCAAACTACATAATCAGCGTTAAACTATTCATACCAATTATTTAGGGAGAAGAGATGATGCGCGTACTGGTTGTTGAGGATAACGCATTGCTACGTCATCACCTGAAGGTTCAGCTTCAGGAGATGGGACATCAGGTGGACGATGCTGAAGATGCAAAAGAAGCCGATTATTATCTCAATGAACACCTGCCGGATATCGCCATTGTCGATTTAGGGTTGCCTGACGAAGACGGTCTGTCATTAATTCGCCGCTGGCGCAGCCACGATGTCTCCCTGCCGGTTCTGGTTCTGACCGCCCGTGAAGGCTGGCAGGATAAGGTTGAAGTGCTCAGCGCGGGTGCGGATGATTACGTCACCAAGCCGTTTCATATTGAAGAGGTAGCGGCGCGCATGCAGGCGCTGTTACGCCGCAACAGCGGTCTGGCTTCACAGGTTATTTCCATCCCGCCTTTCCAGGTCGATCTCTCCCGCCGGGAATTAGCGATCAATGATGAAGTGATCAAGCTCACCGCCTTCGAATACACCATCATGGAAACGCTGATCCGCAACAATGGCAAAGTGGTGAGCAAAGATTCCTTAATGCTCCAGCTCTATCCTGATGCTGAACTGCGCGAGAGCCATACCATTGACGTACTGATGGGACGTTTGCGTAAGAAAATTCAGGCGCAGTATCCACAGGATGTGATTACCACCGTCCGCGGTCAGGGCTACCTGTTCGAATTACGCTAA